CGTCGATCACCAGTCCGCCCGACTGCGCCACGTAGCTGTAGACGCTCGACGCCGCCGCCGGGACGATCACGCCGCCGCCGAGCTGCCCCGTGTAGCCGTAGGTCACGATCGCACCGCCCGGCACCGACACGGCCGCCGGAGCGCTCGCAGCGTAGCCATAGGTCACCGCCGCGGCCGCGCTCTCGCTCGCGATCGCGTTCGCGCTCGCGGCGTAGGAGTAGACCGTCGAGCCCGCGGCCGGGACGATGCCCTGCGCACCCGCCGTCGAGGTATACCCGTAGATCGCCTGTCCCGCCGCCTGCTCCAGCACGAGCGCTGTCGCGCTCGCCGCGTACGAGTAGACCACGCTCGCCGCACCCGAGACGCTCACGAGCCCGCCAGCCGTCCCCGAGTAGCCGTAGACCACCACGGCACCGCCCGGCACCGTGACCGACCCCGGAGCGGTCGAGGAGTACGCGTAGACGACGCTCGCCGCCGCCACGCCCCCAACGACCGCCGCCGCCGCCGCGCTGTAGAGATAGGTGCTACTCGCCGACGCCTCCACGACCACCCCCGCCGCCGCGCTCGCCGCATACGAGTAGCTCACCGACGCGGGCGCCGGGACCGTGATGCTGCCGCTCGCCGACGCCGCATAGCTATAGACCCCGCCAGCGCCGCCCGGCACGATCACGCCGCCCGCGAGCGCGCCCGAATAGGCGTACACGACGGCAGACTGCGCCGGAACGGTCATCGAGCCCGCAGCGCTCGCGGAGTAGCTGTAGGCGCTCGACGCGGAGCCCGGCACCGTCACGCTCCCCGTCGCGCTCGCGGAGTACAGGTAGGGCGAGCTGCCGCCGCCCGGCACCGACACCCCCGCCATCGCCGCCGCACTGTAGTTGTAGGTCGCTCCAGCAGCGCCCGGGACCACCTCGACGCCAGCCGCCGTCGCCGAGTAGGAGTAGACAGAACTGCCCGCGCCGGAGATACTCGTGGCCCCCACCGACCCCGTCGCCGACGCCGAGTAGGAGTAGGTACTTGCGCCGCTGTCGGTATCGGCGAACGTCCATCCGGTGTTATCGCTCACATTGGTCGAGTCGGCGCCCGCATAGAACGCCGCACCGCCGAGAGCGTGCGAGTCCTGGAGCACCATCCAGTCGCAGCTCACGAGCCCCGACGCCTGACTGATCGACGCCTGCGTGCCCGGCGCGGTCGACGTGATCTGCACGCGCCCGTCGCCGACGATCGCCGACACGCCCGTGATCGTCACCGTCGCCGCGTTCGTGCTCGCCTCCGTGAAGCTGTTGGCACCGAACGCCTTGAGCGTGAAGTTGGCGTCGAGGACGAGCGTGCCGGTGCCCTGGTAGCCGTTGTAGATGCGCGCCTCGTAGTAGGCGCCGGTCATTGGGAACACGCCGGTCGATGCGGCACCGATCCCCAGGGCATCGGGTCCGGCCTGGATCGCGGTCCCTAGCGAGAGCGTCACGTTCGCGCCCAGCTGCGTCCACGTCACCCCGTCCGGCGACGTGTAGAACTGCAAGATCCCCGTCGACTGCTTGCGCGTCGCGCGCACCCAACCCGCCTGGCCCGCCGAGAACACCGTGCCCGCGCTCACCGTCGCGTTCGCGGAATGCTGGCTCGTGCCGTCGCTAAAGCCCAGATTCAGGATGCCGGTGGCTCCTATGATCAGGCTGTAGGAGTCCGTGGCGACCACGTTGTTGCCGCTCTTGCTCACCAAGTCCATCGTCCCGCCCGGCGCGCTCCAGCTCGGCAGCGCAATGTGAGCGTCGATGGTGATGTCGCCCGTGATCTGCAAAGCCGACGTGCTCGGCGTCGTCGCGTAGTTGGCGGCCGCGCCGGGCAGCGAGAGATACCCGTAGTTCTGCCCAGCCCCGACGAACTGGCTCACCGTCTGAGTGGTCCCCGCAGTGAGCACGGCGCCCGCGCCCGGCTGCACGGTGAGCACGTTGAAGGTATTGGACCCGGAGAACGTGACCGTCGCCTGGCTGTTGACCGTGACGTTGTTGTAGGTCTTGCCGCCACCCGCGAATGTCTGCGCGAGCGTGCCAGCCAGCACGATCGTCGAAGTCCCCGCGACCACCGTGCCCGACGTGACGGCCCAGCCGGTGCTGAAGCTGCCGGTGTCGATCGCCCACGTCCCCGAACCCATGAGGACCGTGCCGCCCTGCACCGTGAAGCCACCGTTTATCCCGAGCCAGTTGAAGTTGTTGGCATCCCAAGTGCCGGTCGTGACCTGAACCGCGGTGCCCGACCCGTTGGTCGTGAAGTTGTCCTGCTGCTGGTAGGTGCCGGTCACCGCAAGGATGGCCAGCGTGCCGATCACCTGGCCGTGCGTCGTGATCGTCTGCGACCCCCGGCCCGCCAGCGACGGCCGCTGATTCATTCCCCACGTCACCCCAGCCGCCCAGGTGATGTTGCCGTAGAACACGCCGGTCTGGCTCGGCATCGTGAGCGACCCGCCCGTCGAGCCGGTGCAGTCGATGTTCGCGCACAGCCGCGGCATGTCGCACACCACCGTCGCCGACGTCAGCGCGTTGAAGGCAGCGGTGTCCTGCGGCAGCGGCACGCGGCTCGTCCACTTCGTAGCGTCAGACCAGTTGCCAGCCGTGTTGCCGGTCCAGGTCTGCGTCGTCTGCGCGTCGAAGGTGATCCCGGTGTTGCCCTGCCCATCGCCGAGACTCGTGCCGGTGAACGGCGACGCCGCGCCCGCGCCGGTCACGTCGATGAAGTCAACGTTGGTGATCGACGTGGCGGCGGCCGTGATCGTTACTGCCGTCCCGACCGACGACGTTTGTAAGAGCAGACGGTTGATTGTGCTGTTTCCGGTGAGGGTGAGCGTGCCAGCGACCGTGACCGCCGCGTGGTTGGCCCCGATGAATTGGAAGCCAAGGGCGCTCGTCTTCGTCGCGGTCGCGTTGACTGTGATGTTGTTCGCCGTGATCGGCTGATGCTGCGCGACCTGCCACGTCCCGGGCGTCGACCACACCACGTTGTAGTAGGTCAGGCCCACCGTGGTGCTGAACTCGCCGGGCGAGAACGTCGCGCCGTTGACGATCGTGATCGTGCTCGTCCCGGCGTTGAGGGTGCAGCCGGACGCGCCGCTGCCGCAGTTCCAGCCATTCGCCCCGGCGGAGTTGGTGATGCTGATGCTCGACGCGCCCAGCGTCAGCGTCCGCGCGGTCCCGCCGGAGTTGGTGAACGTCCCCCAGGAGCACGTCTGCCCGTTCGTATTGAGGATCCCCGAGTTGAAGGTCACGATCGTCGAAGTGCCGACCGTGAAGCCATCAACGAGCAGCCACGACCCCTGCGTCGCCGACCCGGTGAAGCTCACAGCGGGCAGCGTTTTCCCGGCCGCCGTGATCTGTCCCTGCGTGGTGGACGTCGAGGAGAACGCGAGCACGCTCGTCGTCGCGGACCCCAGCACATACGTCATGCCCGACCCGAGCGCGAGCGCGAGCGACCCGTTGACCGTCGTGGTCCCGATCGTGACCGTGATCGCCGCGTTGTGAGTCAGCGTCGACGTGTACGCGCTCGCATCGAAGGACCGACACGCGAAGTTGGCGTTGAAGGTGATCGGCCCCGACGTGGCGGCCAAGATCACATCGTCACTGGCGCCCGGCACGACACCACCAACCCATGCGCCGGTCGCGTTGCTGTTGCCGCCCGTGGCGCTCGCCGTGATCGTGGCCACTAGCGGGCCCGCTTCTGCCGTGCGACCGCGCGCTGAGCCCGGCGCGACAACGCGATGCCCATAGCCTTCTTCGCGCGCACCGGGATCTCGACGCCGCCGCCGACGATCAGACGGCCACCGCGACTGTCGGGCTCCTCCGCGCCATCTGGCGGGTCCGGGACCACCGGGACGCCCCAGCCGTCGGGCTGACCCGCGGGAACGCCCAGGACCGTCGCGAGCTTCGCGGCCGCCGTCTTGTTCGAGCTATCGACCCACACGGGCGCGATGCCGAGCGCACCGACAGCGGCCAAGACCGGCCCGTGCGCCGTACCCGACGTGACCGCAGCGGCAGGCGACACGCACGCAATCTCCTGCGCACCGCCGACGTCGAGGTAGCCGATCAGTACGTCGAACTGCGCCACCGCGGCGCCCTCGGCTACTTCTCGACGGGCGCGAGAGAGACGTCTGCGAGCTTCGGACCCGGATGCTTCATCTCGCCGATCAGCGCCTTCGGTAGCGGCTTCACGACCAGCATGTCGGTCTTCGGGTCGCGCTCGCTGTAAACGTCGCCCTCCGCCCAGCGCTCCAGCAGACGGCCCGACGCATGATGCGCCTTGTGGATCGCGACATGCAACGGGCCGACATGCTCGCGCTGCACAAGGATCCACTCGTCCGTCACGTCATAGGCAGCGTCGCCGACTGAGATCACGCCCGCGACCGGGCCGGTCAGCATCGGCACGAGCACGCCATTCGCGACCTGCTCCTCCTCGTGCGCCTCAAGATCGTAGTGCGGCCGCGTCTCATACACCGGCTGCCGCTTGGCGTCGAAGCCGACATGCACCATGCGCTCGGACTTTCTCATACCAGCATCACCCCTGAACCGCGTGAGAGAGAGCACCCGACGCGATCGCGACCGTCGCGCCAGACGGGACTGTCAGGCTCGCCGAAGTCGCGCCGCCCGTGATCTGCGAAGACGTCGCGAGCGTCGAGTTGATCGTGAAGTGATCGACCGTCGTCGCGGGCATCGAGACGAAGTTCTGAGCCGTGCTCGAAGCCATCGACCCCGACGACGCCGCCGCGAACTGAATGGTCTGCCGAGCGTAGGAGCCGCCCGAAACCTCGTTCGCGCCCGTGTTGCCCGGCGAGCCGTTGTGCAACCCGACGTAGTACGTCGTCGCTGCCGCCGTGACCGCCGTGATCGCCGCGTTCGCCGACGTCGCCGTCAGATAGGTCAGCGTGAACAGCCGCGACGCCAGCAGCGCCACGCACGTCGCTGCGAGCGCTAGCGCCCTACGCCACCGCCACAGCCGAAAGAGAGTCTTCATGCTCCGCCACCGCCTCCAGAGTTGCCGCTTGAGCTGCCACCCGAACCGCCGCCGCCACCGACGCCGGAAGCACCGCCGACCGCCATCGACGGCGCCCCAGCGCCTCCGACGATCGTACGCGAGAAGCCGTGAGCGCCCGCGGCCGTGTTGCCGTGATGACGGACCACGCCGACGTCGAACTCGTCAGCGACCGGCCCGAAGCCGAGATACCCGAGCGCCGTGATCAGCCCGAACACGATGCCGCGAGCCGTCAGGTCCGGGATCTGCATAGCGCCGATCCCCGCGAGCGACAGCACGATCGTGATGGCCGTGCACACCTTCAAGGGAACGTGCAGCGCCGCGACGAACGCACTGCCTAACAGCGGCCCGGTGATCGCGCCGAGCGCGATGACGAGCATCGAGAGATCGTTCTGCCACTTCGGGCTCCACCCGAACACGCCGGACTGCAAGAGCGCGGTCGCGACGCCGCCCGCGATCGCGAGCAGGAACTTCGCACGCGACGGCAGGTTGAGCTGCTTCACGAACGCGAGGATCAGATTCCAGAGCTTCATTCGAGCCCCGAGATCGTCTGGAGCACCTCGACGCTCGCCGAGTCGCCGGATGCGCAGATCCCGAAGAGCTGATCGCCGTTCAGCACGAACGGCACCGGAGCCATCGCCGCCGTCAGCGTCAACCCCGTCCCAGCGACGACATCGGCGCCCCCGATCGTGACGTCATCGCCGCCCGCGGCAACGCTCAGATAGAACGTCTGCGGCTGCGGCCCCTCGCCGTCGGCGAGCTTGACCGGCGCTGCATCCGTGACGGCAATCGAAGCGGTCTTAGCCACGCAACCATCCTAGCCGCGCCAGCGACCACTACTTAGATCGGCCACTCCTCGTCGCCGGGATACCAGCGCCGGAGCTGCAACCGGACAGCCTGCTTGAGCCGCGGCGTCATCGGCGAGTCGCTGCCGTGGCTCTGCAACGTCACGAGCGACATCGCCATGCGCCCGTCCGGCGTCTCCAGGATGCCGACGCTTGCGCCGGGCGTGTCCTTCGCGAACCTGATGCGCGCCCCGCCGATCCGAGTCGACTGCGCCATCAGCCGCTCGATCACGTCGCGCTGCTGACTCTCACGCTGCACCTGAGCCATCGCGGGAGGTGGCGGGCTCCAGATCCCCAGCAGCGGATCGACCCACTCACCCGCGATCGCCTTCGGCAGCCCGCGCTTCGGCGCGCGCCAGCTCGGGTCTTTCTCCGCGAGCCGCTCGCGCTCCGCCGGAGTCACAACGTCTTTGGATTCTTGAGATCCCGAGATCCCAGCATCTTGTGATCGGCGCTCGCGATGACGCTGCCGCTTCCCGTTGCGATTGCGAGCCGCCACCGACGCCATCAGCGCACCCACGGCCCGCGGCAGCACACGCTCCAGCAGCGCGCGAGCAGCCGCTTCCCGCACTCCGCGCAGTGCCGCGGCTCGAAGTAGTCGACGATCACTCAGAGATCCTCGGCGCGCACGAAGCCCACGTAGGTGATCTCCTGCGGCCGCCGCCCCTCGCCATACCGACGCCAGCCCGGCGCCTTCCCGCGATGCCGCCCACACGGCACATAGCGGCTCTCAGGATCGCTAGGCAGCGGAACGGTCCCGCGCCGTATCGCGCAGTTGTGCTGCCCCGTCAGATGGTCGAACACGAAGCGAGCCACGCAGCACCGCGGGAAGCCGTACCGGCGCCCGAGACGCCATTCCCGCCACGCCGCCCGCATCAGCCCACCGCCTCCTGACGACGCAGGATCTCCGACGCAGCCTCACCCATCATCGCGGCCGCCATCTTCATCGTCGAGATCGTAACCTCGTCGCCGGGCACGCCAATGATGTCCGCGCGCACCGTCGCGCCGATCGAGTGGATCTTCAAGTCGACGTGAACGTCGAACGTCGGCAGCCCCGCCTCGAACGCCTTCGACGCTCGCGCGCGCCGAGACAGGCCCTCCACCGACTCGCGCACATCGAACGGCGGCGCCTCCGTCCGCAACGTCACGACCGGCGTGAGATCGAACGGCGCGCTGCGCTCAGCCGTCGTCACGCTCGGCAGCGGCGCCCGGCACAGCCTGCCGATCGCGCGATCGAGCGCGTCGCACAGATCGTTCGGCAGCAGCCCCCAGCACAGCATGTCCGAGTCGTCGTCGACGCCGAACGCCACGACCACCATCGCGCTATCAGGCGCAGGCTCGACCGTCACCTCCGTCGCATGCCCGTGCGGCAGCTCGATCGCCGCGACCGTAGGCCCATCAGTCATCTCACCCTCCTGTCGTCATTGCCAGTCGCGACCCGTGCTCCAGTCGCCCTCCTCAAGCCCGCCGCCAGACTCGCCGATGTACTCCTCACCCGTCACCGGGCCCTCCTCCACCTCGCGCGTCGGATGCGGCGCTAGCTCCTGCTCAAGCGCCTGCTGACCCTTCCTGCGATACCAAAGCTCCCCGGCCATCAGGTCATACACCTCGGCCTGCGCAAAGTCGTCCGGGCCCGTCGAGCGGTAGTACACCTTGCGCCTGTCGAACTCGTCTCGCTCGGCCACGCGGATCAGGTTCCCAAGATGCTCCGGGTACTCCTCGGGCAGCTCGTCGAGCATCGGGATCAGATTGCGCTGCTGCCGGAACGCGTCGAGCGTCGCGTCGATCGCGGTCGTGCGATGCACCGTCGCGTGATGCGTGATGTCGTCGACCTTCCACAGCTCGCTCGTCGGGTTCTGCGCCGTGTTGTACGCCACGAGAAACACCCGGCCGGGGAAGCTCTCGGCGAACGCTCGCGCCATCCGCGTCTCCGGCAGATGGTCGATCGCCGCGATCTTCACGTCATACGTCGCCATCAGCGCGCCGAGCCGCTGGATGATCGCGCGCACCGCCTCCGGCGCGTCGATGTCCGGCAGGTCCGGCCACTCGATCGTGCCGATCCACAGCGCCCGCTTGCGGTAGTCGTCGATGTGCTCGCTGATCCTCACATTGAACGCGCGGGCGCTCGCGACGTCGACGCCCATCGTCACGAGCTTCGGGCTGTGCCACACCGTCTCCTGATGAAGCTCCTGCCGCTGGCACGCCCGCAAAGCCTCGATCGACAGGCGGCCCTCAGCGGGCGCGTACTCCTCGCCAAGGTCCCGGTTGAAATGCGTCTGACGATCCTCCGGCGCCGTCTTCCGGTGATTCTCGACAACGCGCTCCAGGTTCATACCCGGCACGATGAACTTGCTCAGCCAATAGCCGCGCGTCGAGCGCTCCGGGTATGTCGCGACCCACTCGCCCGCCGCGACGTCGAGCGGCTTGCGGCATTTCCGGCACTCCAGCAGCGCCGTCGCCTCGTTCAGGTTGTCACGGTAAGTCGCTGACCCCACGATCGGCTGATGCTCGCCGCACCCGCACTTCACCATCCACACGTGCTGAGTCGTGCCCTCGTACAGCTTCGAGATCCCGTAGCCCGGAACCGTCGGCACGCCCACACGGCGGATCAGACCTTGCGACAGCGGGCCCGTCACGCGCTGCTCCGCCACGCCGATGTTCGCGGGCTCCAGCGAATCGTACTCGTCGAGCGCCAGCACGTCTGCCGCGATCGACTCCAGCCCCGTCGCCTCGACCGACCCGCGGAAGTAGACCCACCCCAGCCCGATGTTTCGCAGCTCGACGCGATTCACCTTGCCGACGCGAGTCGCGAGATACCCCTGCCGCAGCAGCGGCCCGATGCGCTCCTGCGAGAACGCGTTCAGCGTCGCGTTCGTCGGGAACACGTACAGCGCCACCGCGGCGCGCACGTCAGCCGACCAAAGCGCCCACCGCAGCAGCCACGTCGTCAGCCCGAGCTGCGTCGCCTTCTTCACGATCAGATCGCGCTCCGTCGTCGCCTTGTCCTCGTACAGCGGAAGCTGGAAAGCGAACCGCTCGAAGTCGAGCGGCCCGCGCGTCTCGGGAACACCGATCGCCCAATCGAGGAAGCCCAGCTCGTGAGCGCGCGCCGCCTGACGCCTGTCCGCCACGTGCAGATCCCACGGCTCCGCCGCGCCGACCTGCGACCCGTCGTCGAAGATCGACATGCGACGGCCGCGCTCAGCCATCAGTGCATGCCGCCCGCGAACTCCAGCTCGACCCCAAGCGCGCCTTCGTCGTCCGGGCCGACAGGATCTCCGACCCCGTAGAACGCGATCAGCTTCTCCTCGTCGCGATCGTCGCGGCGCTCCTTGTAGACCGTCGACTCCTTGAGCGGCGCCTTCTCCGGAATGAACGTCAGATGCCCGTCGCAGTTGTCTCGCGGGCAGCGGAACGCGTAGATCACCGCCTGCGGCAAGTCCGCACCGATCGGCGATCCCAGCCCGTCGAACGGGCCGCCCTCAAGCTCGACTGTCCAGCCCCTAGCCATTGCGAGAGCGTAGCGCCACGACAGCCTCCGAGAGCGCCTGCCGCTGCCGGATGGTCAGAGCGGCCAGCGGCTTGTTCTCGGGCAGCGGGAGCGCCGCCAGCAGCCTCACAGCACGCGCCCTGCCGACACGGTCGACGCACCGCAGCAGCTCCATGACCTCCATCGACTCAAGGAACCACGGGAACCCGTTCGCGAGCAGCGTTTGGATCGCGTTGACCGCCTCCGGCGCAGTGCACGCCCCGAGCGCCTGCCGAAAGTCCGAGCGCGCCTTGCGCACCTCGTTCGCTCGCGCGAGCGCCTGCATGTGCTGCGGAACCGCGACAGCATCAGCCACGCCACCACCACCCCCTCGGAGAGATCCGAGCGCGCGTGCGGCGTCGCATCACGCGCTCCCGTTGCCAGTCAATCCCAGCTACCAGCCCAGCGAACCACGTGATGCGCGCCGTCATCTCCGCGTCCTGCCCCTCCTCAAGCGCCTTGCGCACGCCACGGATCACCGCGCCCGCGCTCGCGACCACCTCGTCATAGTCGAGCCCTCGCGCTTCGAGCAGCTCGCGGAACTCCTCCGCCGTCGGCGTGTACGCGCTCTCGTGGATGCCGCGCGCCACATGCTCGTCGAAGGTCATTGAATAGACCTCCACGGGATCGCGGGCCCAACCTCGACGATCGACGGCAGCTCCACGCGCACGACCTCGTGCTGCGTGAACTCGAACTCGCGATCGAAGATCACCACGCGCTCACCGACCTCGGGCATCGCCTCCTCCCACCGGCCGAACACAGCCCCGGCAGGAGCGATCGCCTCGCACAGCAGCGCCGACTGCACCGCCTTCATCGCTCGTAGATCCCGTCAGCGCGCAACCGCTCGCGATGCGGATGCTTCACCACGCTCTGCGACGGCGTGCCGTCGCGACGCACCTTCCGGCAGCGCTCACCGGCTGCCGCCTGACGCCGCGGGCACGCCACGCGCTCGTGGACCGTCTCCTGCCGCTCTACCAGCTCGCGCGCTACCCGCTCAAGCTGCTCGCCGAAGTCGTCGAGCGCACTCACGCCCGCGCGCGGTCAGCCGCCGCGTCCACCGACGCCATGCCAGCACCCGCGCGCATCGTCCCGTTCGCGATCGCCTCGCCGTCGCTGTCGAGCCCCATCGCGCCCAACGTCTCGCGCGCCAGCACCGCGACCGCCAGCGTGCGCGCCAGCTCGTCGAGTTCCTGCGCCGCCAGCTCCATCCGACCGGCATGCGTCGCCGCCATCGCCGCGACCATCTCCTGCGCCGTCGCCGGATTCGCGAGCATCAGCAGGAACCCGACCCAACCGTCGCGCATCATGTCCGGCACAACGCGCTGCACCGACCGCGCGTCAGCCTCCAGCACCTCACGGCCGACACGCTTCGGGCCCGCAAGCCCGTCGTCGCCGATGATGCCGTCAGCCACCCCGAGCACCATCACCGCGCCGCGGCCCTGCTCGACCGGCGTCGAACGCTCCACATGCCACGTCTTGCGCTCGATCGACAGGTCCCCCGGAACGATCAGCTCCTCCGTCCCGTCCAGGTACGTCACGCGAAACATCTGACTAGCCATCGCTGCCTCCTCTAGGTCGCGGGTTGCGCGGCGCAGCGTAGCACTACACGCCGCTGAGCGCTCGCAGCGCAACCGCGCCGTCGCCGCGCAGCTCGACGTGGCGTCCCGGCCCGAGCAGCGTCGCCACAACGTCCGCGACGTCCTCGCGGTCAGCCTCAAGCTGCGTCGCCAGCTCAGCCTCCGTCATCGGCCCGCCACGGATCGCCGCGAGGATCTCGCCCTCCAGCCGCCGCAACCGTGCGGCGCGCTGATTGCCCATCCCGCCGTTCGTCACACCGTTGCGCTCACGCTCGATCCGGTCCCGATCAGCCGTGATCCAATACCGGGTCGCAGCGGTCTTGCCCTCCGTCGTCACGACCGACCTGTCGCGAAGCTCCTGGAGCGCCTTCGTCAGCCCACCCGAGCCCATCAGCTCACCCGCGTGCTCAAGCAGCGTCCGGAAGCTCGCGGGCTGATGCTCACGCACGAGCTGCTCGACCTTGTCGCGGCGCTCCTGCGTCAGCGCGTCCTGCTCGTCCGTCGACAGCGGCGAGCGCCTGCGCGTCACCGTCGAGCGCAACGGCGGCAACGCGAGCCCTGTCCCGCGCGTAGCCGTGTCCTGCGACGACGGCGCCGCATCCGACTGCACGTCATGCCGTGCCGCGGGCGCCGGAGCGGGTGACAGCACCTCGTACGCCGCGCGCAGCTTCTCCAGATGCCCGTCGAGCGCTTGCACCCGCTCGATCGCCAGCTCGCGCTTCTCTTCCGTCTCGGCGATCTCCGCCGCCAAAGCCTCCACCGCGCCCATCGACCCGCCTCCTCGTCCACCGTCGGATTGCGCGACGCAACGTATCAGCGCACAACGACAGTGCGCTTGCGCTCCGCGCCACACCGACGGCACTTGTCCAGCTCCACGAAGTAGCCCGGATGCGGACGCCGCATCAGCGCCACGATCCGCCAGTCATGGAACCCCGGCGGGCACTCCGGCGACGTCGCATTGAGCAGCGCGCTCACCCCCGCACCCGCGACAGCGACAGCGACAGCGAAGATCACGGCCTCGTTGTTCCACGTCGCCGACAGGATCAGCACCGCGACCATCGTCGCTGCCAGCACGATCAGGCCAGCCCACCCTCGCATGCCGGGAGCCTACAACGCGCGAAGGCGCCTCTTGTCCAGAGACGCCCTCGCTGACACCGGCTCCGCCGGGGTCGATCGCGCCACCATCGTGTCACGCGCCCCGGACGCAAAGAGAGCCGCCCGCGTGCTCGCGCGGACGGCTCCCTGAGTGTCTGAGACGACGCCTACAGCTTAGCCGTCGATGTTGCCCGTGCCCCCGTTGGCACCGCTCGGCGTGTTGCTATCGACCCACGACTCGTTCGCGTTCGCGTTCGAGTGATAGACGAAATCGTAGTTGTCGAGCGCGTACGTCGAGCCCGGGAAGTACGCCGCCTCGAACGCCGCGTTGCCCGCCTCGGCGCTAGACCCGCTCGTCGTGTGAGCATCGCACGCCGAGCAGCTCGCGACCGGATCGAAGTCCGCAGACTCGCCAGCAGCAGGCGCCGGAACGACCCACGACTCCGTGCCGTAGAACGTGCCAGTCACTCCACCGACCTGCGGCGGCCCCGGGCACGTCCCGGGATTCGGCTCGTCCACCGACGCGATCGTCGTGAACGTGCCCGTGATCAGCTCCGACACGTCGTAGCTGCCGTCCGGCAACGGGTTGACCTGGAAGGTCCGGCTGTAGCTGTCGTTCGCCCACGCGTTGCCACAGTCGCCGCTATCCGGCCCCGAGTTGCTCGCGTAGGTGTAGGTGAACGCGCCGTTGCTTCCCGGCGTGCCAGCGGGCCCCTGCGGGCCCTCAGCGCCGTCCGAGCCGTTGAAGCCACGCGGACCCTGCTCGCCCTGAACGCCCTGCGGTCCCTGAGCGCCCTGCGCGCCGGTAGCGCCAGTGTCGCCCTTGATGCCGTTCGCGTCCACGCCAGCCACGCCCTGCGGGCCCTGCGGGCCCTGCGGCCCGACGGCGCCCTGCGGACCAGCCGGGCCCTGCGGCCCGGGAGCACCCGTCGCACCCGTCAGACCTGTAGCGCCCGTGTCGCCCTTCGGGCCCTGAATGCCGACCGTGATCGCGTTGCCCTCGAACTTCTTGAGCACGCTCGGCGCGACCTGCGACGTCGACGTGATCAGGTAGTGGTGCTTCTTCTTGCCCGCGGCCAGCGCCGCGCCTGTACAACCGAACGCCACGACGGCCACAGCCGCCAGCAGCGTCAGGATCTTTGAAACTCGCATCAGACCTGCTCCTTGTTCGGGTTGCCCTGCCTAGTAATGCGACACACTGTAGCAGCTCAGTGCGTCACGTAGCGACTCGTTCCCGTCGACGAATCCCACACCCGCCACGGCGGCCCGAAGCTCGACGGCGGCGTCGCCAGCGTGCGAGCGTACTCGACCTGGAGCTGACACCGCCGCGAGCAGAACTCGACGCCCACGAGCGCGTGAGCGCCTTTCCAGCGCGACCCGAGCGCCAGCACGTCGAACGTGCGACGGCAGCCCGGGTTCGCGCACGCGGCCACGACTACAGCGCGCGAACCATCACGCGCAGCAGCAGCCACTCCCCGTCGACGAGCGCCTCCGCCACGTAGTCGCGCTTCTGCACCTCCAGCACGCGCATCGCCATCTCCGTGTTCTCGTAGTGGAGGTGATAGTCGAAGTCCTCGGGGATCCGCGCGCACATCTCCCACAGCCTGCCGATCTCGACGCCAAGCGTGAACTGCGGATCGTCGCTCTCGAACGGCAAGACCGGCACCTCGCCGTAGCTGCCGTGACCTTCCTGCTCCGTGAAGTCCTCGCCCTCGTCGCTCACGACTTCACCCGCTGCGCGAGCCACTCGCGCGCCGCCTTGTCCGCCTCGCGCTCGACCGTCGTCGTGTGCCGCCAGTGCTCGTGACCCTCCGCGCACAGATTGCAGTCCGTCAGCCTCGCGCCATACACGAGCAGCTTGCGCCCAGCGTTCTCGACCCACTCAGCCTTCCGTGCCTCCATGTCCGCGAGCAGCTCCGGCGTCGGCTCGACACCCGCCGGATCGAGCCACCCGAACGTGCCGCCGCAATCCAAGCAGTAGAACTCCGCGCCCGAGAACGCGAGCGTCATCACGACCGGCACCCGGCACTTCGGACACATCGCGATCCTGCGGCTCACTCCTCGACCTCCAGCGCCCTCGCGAACCCGAACGGCACGACACGCTTCCCGGCAGCCTTCGCGTCCTCAACGCGCTTGCGCTCAGCCTCCGTGGCCTTGGCGCTCGCGGGCTCCAGCACAGAGATCGACTGCACCGACGTCGGCGCCTTGAGCTTCCAGCGCCACATAGAACCGCCAGCGGGCCCGGGCATCAGCGGATGCTCCACGTCAGCGGCTCGCCCAACCCACGCGGCCGCGTCGCCGTCACCGTGCGCCGGTAGCGCATGCGCTTCAGCGACAGCTCGACGTCGTGCAAGCTCAGCCCAGCGATGCCCGGTGTCTGCTCCTCGTCGCGGGCGCGGAAGTAGCGCACGTGAAACGCCGTCACGCCATGCGTCCACGTCCGCCGCAGCAGCCACCGCAGCTCGGCGCGCACAGCGACGTCGATCGCGTCGCGCTCCGCCTTCGACGTCATCGCGCCTGATCCGCGTCGCGAGCAGCGATCACGTCGCGGAAGTCCTCCGGCGCGCCGCCGTGATCGGGATGCGCGCGCTTGAGCGCCTCAGCGAGAGATCCCGCATCCTCGATCAGCTCGCGGCCGTGCGCGGCGTTGCCCTCACCCACAGCCGCTTCGAGCTGCTTCCACCCGGCATACTGCTCGCCGCGGCGCGTCACGCCGTACCTGTCGACCGCCCTGAGCGCCTCCAGCGCCAGCGCGACGCCTCGCACGTTGTCTCGCCAGTCGACGAACGTCGTGACCTCGTAGCGAAGCTGGGGATGCCCCACAACGCGCATCGCTTGGAAGCTCAGCACGATCCCCGCGCTGCGAGCGTTGCGAGCAGCTCGTGGCAGACCGTCTTGGCGCAGATCGCTCTCGCGGAAGTCCATCTCCAGCACCGCCGCGCGAGCGCCATGCAGATCCAGCTCGCGCGTCAGCAGCCGCACCGTCGAGCGCCAAGGCGCTTTGAACTGCGAGTGCATCGCGCCGTGCGCGAGCAGCGGACGCTCCAGCGGCCGGAACGTCACGAGCCTCGACAGCGCGAAGTAGTCCTCGCCGCTCATGCTTGCTCCGCGCGCACGCGCTCGTCCTCCGAGCGCACGCGCTCGTTGCGCTTCGACGGCAGCTCGCGACCCTGCGCCCGAGCGCGAACGCCCATCACGCGCAGCATCCACGCGCAGCACTCCTCGCACAGATCGAGTGCCCACCGCTCGCTGCCGTGGCCGGGCCCGGGCGTGCGCACGAACTCGCCGAACGGCCAGCCCGTCGGCTTGAAGAGCGCGTCAGCGCCGCACACGTCGCAGCGCAGCTCGACGATCACGAGCGTCGACGTCGGCTTCATCAGCGTTCTGACTTCGCGCGTCGCGCTCACAGCCATCCCTGCCTTGCGGCCGAGCGCGTCAGCAGATTCGCGAGCGCCTCCGGGATCTCGAAGCGCGTCGTGTTGATCGCGATTGACCGCAGCAGATCGCCGTCGTCGTGGCGCAGCGTTGCCGCCTTCCAGTCCGCGAGCATCTCGATCAGGTCGATCAGGTCCATCTCCTCGATGCCCGTCAGATGGTGCTCGGGATGGTGGCGATTGTGGGCGTAGTGGTGATCGAGCGCGTCCTGCATGTGCGCGAGCGCCTGCCGGTACTCCGGCGATCCGTACGTCAGCTTCCGCAGCTCCGGCGTGTACTGATCGAAGGCGCTCTTTTCGGGCTCCGCCAGCTTGCTCGCGTCGTGGTTCGCGGCGCGCTGTAGGAGCTGCTGCGCCATCTCGATCAGGAACGCCTGCACCACGGCGATGTGCTCCATCGTGTCGGCGCGCGAGTCGTAGTCGCTCTCGCGACGCTTCTCGACGGTCATACCTTCACCGCTCGAAAGCTCTCGGCCATGTCCGCGCCGTCGTGGCGCTGCGCGTAGTCCGCTAGCTCCTCGGCCGCGTCGTTCCACATCTTCACCATCTCCTCGCGCCACGCGGGCTCGTCGGTCAGCAGCTCGTCTCGCATCGACATCGCCAGCTCGCGCGCGTCGTGGTTCCAAAGCCACGTCGTCGCCGTCACGTAACCGGACACCGTGCCGCGATGCGTTGCCTCCGCGATCTCCTGGAAAGGTGTCAGCGTCACAGCCCGTTCACCTCCACGCTGCCGTTCGACTGCGACCGCGGCACCACGACCACGCGCCACCCGTCAGCCGCGTAACCGCTCGCGCTCGCCTCGTTGCACAGCTCCTCGCGGCCATCCGGGAACGTCACGAGCCACAGCCCGTCCGTCGCCGTCGTGGCCGTGGAGCGCATGTAGAGCGTTCCCTTCGCGCTCATGGCACCTTCACCTCCAAGATCGCCGTGATCGGCAGCCTGTCCACGAGCGCGTCGAGCACGATGCCGCGCGTATGCGCACGCTCGACCCTGCCGCGATCCAGCAGACGCACCCACCACGGAAGCTGAACCGTCACCGTGACTTTGTGCTCGCCTCCCAGCACACCCACACGGCAGCGCCCGACGATCGCTCGCACGATCAACCGCACACCGCCAGCCGTCAGCGGCATGCCTTCGAGCGACAAGCTGTACGCCACGCGAGCGCGGAACTGCGGCATGCTCTCACCGGGCGCCGGAGTGAAGCCAAGACGCCCAGCAGCATCGACGTCGAGCAGGTCTTCCTGAGCCGTGCTCACGACCGACCCGACACCTTGTCGGCGATGATCGCCAGCGAGTCCGCGGCATGCACCGCGAGCGCGAAGCACGTGAGCGCGATGCACGCCGCCAGCTCCGCCGTGTCGTCGTCCGTGATCCCTTCGTCCTCGACGTCCTGCGCCACGATCGCGAGCGCCCGATCCACGCAGGCCACCGCATAGCGCGTCGGGTGAGCGCGAAACTCTCCCGCGCTCGGCAGATCACTCAGAGCCACCGTCGACCTCCTCCGGGTTCGGCGGATTGTCGGCGCTGATGCCCTCGCCGCCCTCAGTGCCCGATCCCGCCGTCGACGTCATCAGCTCCTCGCCCGCAGGAACGATCTCCACCTCGCCGTCGGCCTGCTCGTTCACGACCGACACGATCCCGCTCGCCGTGATCGCCTCGTACTCGACTCTTTCGCCGTGCGCCTGACGCACGCCTCGCACGACGATCGCCCACCGCGTCGTGTGCTGCCGCAGCCCTTGCGTCTTGAGTCGATCGAGCGGAAGCGGCTCCGGCCGGTACACGAGCAGCATCGCGCGCTCGTTGTTCTCGCCCGTCTCGACCGCCGCATGCCCGATCAGCTTGCACGGCCTGCCGAGCTGCTCCTGGAGCTGCCCCATCGCGCTCTCAGCGTCAGCCTTCAACGCTGCCGCCTGCTCCTTCGTCATCGCATCCTCCTCAGTCGTCGGGTTGCGCGGCAGACTGTAGCACCCTGCCGAACGGAATAGCGACCGGAGGCTAGCGCGCTGCTCGGGCTGTACTGATCGACCGCACGTTGTCCGGCTGCTCCGGCAAATGCCGCCTCACGACGTCGTGGATCTTCGCCAACGTCTCCTCGCCCACGCCGTCCTTCTCCATCACGTCGAGCACCTCGCGCACGATCACGTTGAAGTCGGCCTCCGCACGCCAGCGCGTCAGATTGCGCGGCAGCTTCCCGATCGCCTGTAGCAGCGTCATGCGCTCAGCGTCGACCTCGCGCATCTCGCGCATCGCGCCGACCGCAGCCGACGGGTGCACATCGCGATTGGCCTGCCAGAACTCGTCCAGCTCCTCAAGCATCCGCTCGCGCAGCGCGATCGCGTCCTCGACCACCTCGTTCGGCACGACCGGCGCCGCGAGCTGCTCGCCGTCGCGCAGATAGCGCTGCGCCGTGTCCTCGCTGATGCCCAGCTCTTTCGCGATCTGCCGCCACGTCATCGGGCGCGAGCGGCCACGCGCATCGACGCGCGCGCGCATCTCCGCGATCTCGCGAGCGAGCTTCACGCGCCGGTAGAGAACTCCCCCCCGTGCCGCCGCAACCGTTGCGGCCATCAGACGATCCCCTCGACCGGCCAGATGACGGAGCGGCCGAGCTGGACGCGCATAACGCCGACCGCCGATGCGAACCGCTCGAACGCGTCCTCGCCCAGCGCCTCGCGCAGGGATGCTCGCCGCGCGTCGATGTAGTCGTCGAGCGCGTCCGTCTGCTCGTCTAGCCAAGTCTCCAGGTCCCCGTCGATCGTGAACCACTCGTTATGCAGGCGGAGCGCGTCGAAGCGCGCGTGCAGCTCGCGCTCGCAGTGTCGTGGATCGTCGGCCGTGTAGAGCAGCGCGCGGAGCCTGAGGGGCACTGGCGAGTCCGCCTGAATCCCCGATGCTCGCCGCGTCAGCGCTAGGTGCGTCGGCGAGAAGACACAGCCGATCTTGACGCGCCCGAGCCCCTGAGCCTCAAGCGCGTAGACCTGGCCGACCGATGGCTCGAACTCCATCGGCGTGATGCTACCCGTTGCGTGGTCGTCTGCGTCCGTGTTCGTCGTAGTCGCGATCGGAGTGTCTTCCGATGCTTTCTACGCGCTTTGTGCGTCGTGGTGGGGCGCCTGAGCCGTACTTTCGGCCCATCTCCGGGCCCTGTCGCTTCACCCGTGGCTGTCCCGGGCGTACGCGTTCGTCGTCGGTCACGTCAACGGCTGCATGTTGATCGGGTGGTTCGCGCCGACGTCGGCGGGCAGTAGCGGGCACTGTCGCGTGAGCCGTCCCGCGTCCGTCTTCCTGCCCGGGTCGACGTGGTAGGTATGGCAGACCGGGCACCACTCCTTCTCGCCGACCGGGATCGCTACCGGCTCCTCGATCAGCCTGCGGGCGCGCGCGAGCAGCTCCGGCTGCTCCGCGAGCATGCCGCCCACGAACCGCTCGGCCGCGTCGAACGCTGTCGGGTTGAGCACCGCGAGCGCGTACAGCGCGTACTCGATCTTCGTGCGCACCGTGTCGCCGGTCATGCCGTCTTCTCCGCCAGCGGCGTGTAGCGGCCGTTGTCGCCCATGACCTCGACCGACTCCAGATCGTGCGGGTAGATCGTCTTCCAGTGCGGGCCGCGCGCGCCGCCCGGGAAGCGCACGCGCGCTTGTTCTCCGAGCGTCGGATGCGTCTGTATGCCCATGACCGTGCCGACGATCCTACGGCCACGGAACGGCATCCGGACGCGCTCGCCGGGATGCTCGCGCGCCCACGCCACGAACTCCTCGTAGGTCATCACACGCCCGCCGGGATCTTCGACAGCAGCCCGATCAGCGTCGCGTTGTCGATCGACGTCGTCCTCGCCCCGACCTCGGCGCCCCCCTCGTTGTCGTCGTCGCCGATGCCGAGCGCTGCCAGCATCGCGCGCAGGCGGTCGCGCTGCTCCAGTCGCGCCGCGAGTCGCGCCATTGCCTCCTCGTCCGCGTCCGTCCAGTCGTGGCGCACGTGCTGCGCGATCACGACAACCTTGTGGCCGACAGGGAGCATCACGCGGCGCCAGTCGCGCGTCTCGACCGGCGCGGCCAGCTCGAACTCGATGCCCTTCGCGCGGCCATACGGCATCCGCGCGTCCAGATCGGTCAGCGTCGCCTTCGCGACGGTGCGCCGATGGTCGACCTCGACGGCATAGACGCCGCCGACGATCATGTCCTTGCGCTGCATCAGTCCACCGTCCTCAGCTTCGAGATTGTCCGCTTCGCGCGCTTGCCGCTCGCGAGCCTCAGAGTCACCATCTGCCCATCGACCGCGATCACCACGCCGATCACGAGCGGCTGCCCCGCACCGTGGCGGCCGCGGCTCGTGACCCACGCGCCGGGGACGATGCCACGCCCCCAGCGATCGTCTCTCGTGAGCAGCGAGCCCATCAGAGCGCCGCCATCACGCTGCGCCGCGTCGCCTTCTTCGCGACGTCGGCCCACACGTGGAAAGCGTTGTCGTAGCCCTTAGAGAACCGGCCGACCACCGTTGCGTCGTAGGCGGCGCGCCATGCGTCGGTCCCGTTGATCGTCGCCGTCACGTCGAGCCCGAACGCGTCTACCAGCTCGTCAACCTTGAGCGCCAGCGAGTGCGCGCGCGGCACCTTCGCCAGCTCCTTCTCCAGCTTGGCAGCCCCGCGTGCTGCCTTGCGCGCCTCGACCTCGGCGCGCGAGTGAGCCTTCCGCTGCTCCGTCGTCATCTGCGCGACCGGCGCCGTCGGATAGCAGACCGTGCACGCCGTCATCGCGATCTCGGCGATGATCTCCGCCTCGCTCTTGCCCGACAGCCACGTCTGCCACGTAAAGCTCGTATCCCACCGGCAGGTCGAGCAGTCCATCGTCCGGTGCACGTGGCCGCCGTGAGCGGTGCAGAAGAACGCGCGCTCCCAGCCGCCGCGGCGATCGAACTCTGCGTTGAGGGGAGCCATCTGCTCGCGCAGCTCCGCGAGCTTCGCGGCGTGCTCTTCGAGCCGTGCTGTGCGCTCCGCCAGCTCGCGCTCGCTCTCGGCGCGCCACGGCATCCGCGGCTTGCTGTCGGCTGCCTGCCATGCGCGTCGCTGCTGGACCTTCCCGTGCAGCTCCGCGAGCTGCTCGTCGATCTCGGGAGGGGTCTGCTCTGTGATCGGTGTCGTGGTGGTCATCGTCTGCTCCTTAGTTCCGGGTTGCGTTGCAAACTGTAGCACAACGCGGCCCGGACGTGTCAAGCAGATATCGGCGCTCCGTCGCCGTACTCCTCGATCGACTCGCGCACGAGATCCCCCCACGTCTGCCGTCGCGTCCAGCGCAGCATCCAGCCGTTCGGGAACTGCGGCGATGTCACGCGCAGCTCGCGGATCGGGTCGCGGTAGCCCGCGCGCTCCAGGATCGCCGCGACGGCCTCCAGCGCCTCGTCCAGCTCGGCGTGATGCTCGGCGAGAACGTCCTGCATGAAGTAGGCCATCAGAGCGCCACCGCGTACGCGCTGCGCCGCACGAGTTCCTCGACCGCCTGCTTCCGCGTCGGCTCGGCGCACGCCTGCATCAGCGAGCCGTCGGCGAGCATGACCTGCCGCCACCAATGGCGATCGTGCGCGTAGCGCCGGTACACCTTCCCGAGCGGGCAGATCACCGCGTCGCGGTCGTCGAGCACTCCGACGTTGCCGTCGACGTCGATCGAGACGCGCAGCCCCGGCCGTACGGTCAGCTTCGTGTAGCGCGCCATGTCAGATCCCCAGCGCGCGGCGCTCGGCCTGCCAGAAGCGGCAGATGGGCCCGGTGTACTTCTGCTCCGTGTAGAGCGGCGAGTCGACGATCGCGCGCACCGCCTCGTTGCCCTTCGCCAGATGGTTGTCGATCGCGCGGCGCGTCGCTGCCGCGTTGCGGCCGGTCAGCGAGCCGTTGCCCATGCGCCGGTCGATCGACGTCAGTCCGTTCGTCGCGCGCTGGAGCTGCCCTTCGAGCCGCAGCATCTCGCGGACGTCCTGGAAGCTCGGCTCGCTCGTCTGTGTCTGTGTCTGTGTCTGTGTCGTGGTCATCGTCTGCTCCTGTCGTCGTCGGGTTGCGTTGCAAACTGTAGCACAACGCAACCCGCGATGCGTCCGTCAGCTCGCCCATCTCGGCGACTTCGGCTCGCCGACGGTCGAGTACTCGCCGTCCATCGGCCACGGGCTCCAGTCGCGCAGGTCCGGGTACGCCTCCAGAATCAGCTCGCGCGCCTCCGCGTACAGCGCGGCGCGGCGCAGCTCGCACGCCTCGACGCGCTCCGGAGATCCCGGGCGCATGCGCTCGATCTCCTCGGGCAGCGGCCGCGCCGTGACGAGCCCCCAGCGCTCGCCGTCGACGGTGCGGACGGTCGAGTGTCCCGCGTAGCGCTCCCACGCGCGGTACACGTGCACGCGCGTGGTGAGGATATGCGTGCGGGTCACGAGCCGCTCGCCGACAGCGACGTGGGAGGGGATCGAATCAGTGATGGTGGGCATGATTGGCAAGCTCCTTTCAGAACTCGTCGTGGTAGCAGGATGCGCGGTAGGCGGCTTCGCCGACCTCGTCGCAATACACGTTCGTGCGCTCGCCCTTGACCCACACCTTCGAGCCGCGCTTGAAGACGCGCCGGACGGTGTAGGTGTCATCGAAGGCTAGGTCGACGGTCACGCTGTAGCCGTGAGCGACCGGGAGAGTAATCCCCGTCTCGCGGACGCCGACGCGGCCGCCGCTGATGCCGAGCACGTTCATGCGCCCGATCTGCGCGACGATCGTCTTGGCGTCGGCGCGATCGTCGAACTCCTGCGCCGCCGCCTCCTCCGTCTCGCCGACGAACTTCTTGTGGATCGCCAGCGCGATGTCCTTCGTGTCGATCCCGGTCTGCTCGCTCGCGACGGCCAGCGCTTGCTCGACCGTGGCGCCCGCGTTGCGGCGGCTGTAGAAGTGATCGACTGCGGCGGGGAGAAGGTTGCTAGTGATGGTCATGTCGGGCTCCTTGTCGTTCGTTCCGGGTTGCGTTGCAAACTGTAGCACATCTCCCGGCCGAGCTGTCAAGAGTCGCTCGACGAATTGCGGGCGCGCCGCAGACCATCGCGACGCGCCCGCTTCGCTACCTCAGCCGCCGCACTCCGGCACCGTGACCGGCCACGCCAGCCGATGCCCCGGCTCCCAATAGTCGAACACGGCCACCTGCTCAGCAGGCGTCGCGACGACAGACCCCGCGAGCGGATCCTGCGGGTCGCTGCTCAACGGCCAATCCTCACCCATGTCGGCCGTCGCCTCGTCCCACGTCGACGGCTCGAACTGAAAGCCGCCCATGAATCCGTTCCCCGTGTTGATCGTCCAATCGTCGGTGCTCTCGTGCTCGAAGACGCACGACGCGAGCGCCGACATCGACGGCGCCGCGTCAGTCTCGACAACGACGGCCGCCGCGTGAGCCTCTGCGCGAGCATCCGCGCGCAACGCGATCCGACAATGCCAGCGGTCGAGGTGATGCGACCGACGGCAGGCGTGGCGTGCTACCCGAACGATGCAGCCCCGATGCGGGCCGCAGTGCTTCTCCTGATGATGAACGCTGCCAGCTACACCGAATCCGGCGAGCAGTGCAACGAATGTGAAAGCGAGTCGGTGGACTTCAACCGGCCTCCTCTTCGTTTTCGCGTCGTGACCACGACGCCGGGCGCCGAGCGCTAGTCGCTCGACCCTTCCGGGGTGACCTGCTCCCCCGAAGCTGTGATGGTGGCGCTGCCGTCTGTCAGCCGCTCAAGCCATGCCGAGCGGTGGGCGCGCATCTCCAGGATCAGGTTCGCGATCTGCTCCAGCTCGAAGCCGCTCGCTTTCAGGTACGCGACGAACGCCGCATCGCGCTCAGCCTCGACCGCGGCGTCGAGCACGATCAGCGCGTGCATCCGCGCCTGCGGCGTCGACCACGACCACGACACCTCACCGGAGCGCAAGTGCACCTCGGGCAGCAGGTCGGAGTCGCGCACGATCGGGTCGACCCTGATCATGTCGCCGATCCCGGGCGCCGCGTTCATCTGCTCCGCCAGCAGCGACTCCAGCGACCGCACGCGCGCGATCAGCTCCGCCTTCGACATGCCTCGCAGCTCGGCGCGCGCGCTCATGCTTTGCGCTCCGCTCTCGGGCATGCGAGCGCGAGCCGCAGCGCGTGCCACCATCGAGCCCGTCTCGGGAAGTTCGGGTGTCCGCGCACGTGGCGGAAGCACTCCCCACAGAAGCGCCGACTATTCATCGCCGCACCGCATGCCGTGACCGAAGCGCCGCTCGAACTCGCGCCACGGCATCCAGACGCCGCTCTTGAAGAACCCCCACTCGCGCTGTAGCGCGCCCATCGCCACGATCGTCCACGCGCCGCTCGAATGCACGCGCGTCCGGTGCCGATGCTCCGCAGCCCGGTAGCGAACCATCCCCGCGCGCATCGTCTCGCGCAGCGTCACGCCGTCGCCGTCGCAGATCCCGCAGACCTTCTCCTCCCACCGCGGCTCCGTTCCGTACAGCCACATCGACCGGCACGAGCAGACCGGCAGACCGACGTCGGTGCGTCCCGGCATCGGCGGAGCGAGCTTGCACAGCGCGCAGACGCGCCAGCGCGCCTCCCCAGCGCAGAACGGACACGGCGCCATGTCGTCATAGGCGCCGCGCAGCACGAACGTCAGGAACGGCCGCGGGTGATCGTGCACCGCGCGATCGTCAGCGTTCGGCAGGAACCGATGAACCATCAGCTTCCCCACGCGCGGCCCGAGATTGAGCAGCGTCCAGCGATGCAGCAGCGGGCACTCCGGCGGCCCGATCACCTCGCGCCGCAGAGGCCAATACCCGGTCAGCGAATGGATCACGGGAGCGGCCACCGCGCGATCACGCCGTCGGCCTCTTCGTCCGGTCGGTTGTAGTAGCGCGTCAGCATCGCCTTCACGTCCGCATCGGTCCAGCGCCGCTCGCCGCGGATCTCGTCCTCGGCGTCCAGGATCGCGTCGATCAGGGGATCGGCGAGCGTGCCGAGCCCCGGTGCGATGCCGTCGAGTCGATCTCGCCACGCCGCACGCCGCGGCGCGTCGGTTGCTTGTGCCATCGTCGCCTCCTCAGTCGGGTTGCGCGACGGAAGGTAGCAGCTCCTCGATCGGCACGTCCTCCTGCGAGCGGCGCGCGACCATCCTCGAATTGTAGGTGCGCGTCTCGGCTTCCTTGTCGAGCGACACGCGGATCTCGTCCATCCGCTGCTTGCAGCCCGGGCACAAGAACGACTTCGGCGCGCGCTCGTTCTTGCAGTTGAAGCCGCCGCAGATGTTGCCCTTGCGCTTGCTCGGCGCGAATGCCCCGCGGCTCACCCGGGCCCCAGCTCGTGAACGGTTCCCTTCTCCGCTTCCCGGTAGTGCGGGTGACAGAGCGGATGGCCGTGCGACGGGTGCACATGCCACGAGATCCTCTTGCAGCCGTCGACGTGACACTCGTGGAGCTGCTTCCAGTGAGAGAACGCCTTCCGCGCTCCCCACGCCACGACCGCCAGCGAGATCAGCCACTCGACCCACTGCTGCGCGTCGCTCTCGACGCCGCTCCAGAGCTGATAGCCGTTGCCGTGCAGCGGGTGCGCGACGCCGCCGCCGAGGAATGCGAGCACGAGATGCACGCCCGCAGGGTAGACCGGGCCCCCGACGTCTAGAACAGCTTCGGGTGCTCCTCACGACCCACGTGCGCGCGCTTGCCGTACTCCTTGCAGGTCGAGTGATGCGGCGTCCAGGTCTGCGGCACCATCTCGTCAGCGACCGCGGCGAGCGCCTGCGCGTGGTTCGGCCACTTCCGCGCGAAGCCGTCCTCGCCGACCGTGACGGTCCCGGCCTCGTTGTTGGGCTCAGCGTCGAGCGGGATGCGGTTCTGATTGATCGTCGCGACCCACCGCATCATCAGCCCGCAGTCGCGGCACGGCTCCATGCGCGCCATCAGCTCACCCGCACCCATCCCTCGACGAGCTGCTGCCGCGTCCGCCAGACCGCGCGGACGCCGCCGTACATCTGCCCGCCGCTCTGCGCGTCGCTCACGTCGAGCCCGAGCGGATACAGCCTGATCCCCCAGCGCGACTCCTCCACGGCCACGATCCGCCACAGACGCCCGCAGCCTCGCCGCGGGCGCCATACCTGATGAAGCGCTGGACCGTCTGTCGTCACTGGCACATCTCGCAGCGATCGTCTGGCGGGCAGCCCACGCGCCCCGTCGCCGCCCAATGTTCGAGGGCGTAGGGATCGACGCCGAACGCGTCCGCCTCCGTCCACTCCTCCGGCGGCAGGTCAGCCCGACACACCGAAAACGCCGCGCCGAAGATCCCCACGCTCGGATCGTCGGGCTCGAAGTCAATCACCTCGAAGCGTCCGGTGATCTTGCACGACAGGCCACCGGACGTCGTGGCCGGAAAGTCGACGAAGTCGAACTCGCGCCCGACGAGCGGCGCGCTCATGCGACCACCGCGACTTCCAGCAGCTCCGCCTTCGAGGGGCGCATGAAGAACCCGAAGCTCTCGTCGTCGCGGCTGGCCTCGACCGTCGCCGTGAACGTCACGCGCGAGCCCTTCTCGACGCCCGGGATCTCCTGATACATGCCGTCTGCGTCGTGGAAGCGCGACATCTCGATCGCGGCCGGAACGCTCCCCCACACCTTGAAGCCGCGGTCGTCACGGACGAGCATCTTGTGCTGCTCGCCGTAGTCGCTCGTCTGCCACTTCTCCGAGAGCACCTCGCCCGTGATCACGATGCGACCCTCGACCACCGGCGCCGTCGGCTCCGGCGCCACGTCCTCGGCGAGCAGGTCGCGAGCCATCGTGCGCATGATCGCCGCGACGTAGCGGTCGCTCGTCGAGCCGTAGTTGCGGACCTTCTGCGCGAACTTGTGGCAGAACTCGGACGGGTGATCAGCGGCGAAGCCGAACGCCACCTCGCGGTCCGGGTCGATCGCGAACCACCGCAGCCGGATCGTCTTGATGCGCTGCGCTGCGCGGTCAAGCTCGGCGCGCTTGCGCATCGCGTGGAACTCGCCGGTCGCGCGCTCGAAGCGATTGTCTAGGCACGTCTCGCCGACGCGGATCAGCTCGCCCGTCGGCAGGTATTCCATCACCGCGTAGTAGCGGATGCGCGCGCCGCAGTGATAGCAGCTCCCCGCGCTGTAGTTCTCGCCGAACTTCTTGCCGTCTGCCGTCGCCGCGCGAATCGTCGGGTCGATGTAGGCAGGCTCGCCGTCAGCGCCGCCGAAGTCGCCGCAGCCGACGAACTCGTAATCCTCAGTGACTAGGTTCTTTGGGGCGTGGACGTCGGTGCGAATGTTGCGTGTCATCGTGGGCTCCAGTCGTCTCGGGTTGCGCTGCAAACTGTAGCACAACCGTCGGCGTGTGTGTCAAGTCCTCGATCGCCCCGCAGAGCGGGCACGGCGCGCGCTCTCTCCCGCCCTCCGGGTTGCGCATCCGGGCCCCACACTCGCACTCCCGCCACGCATGCCCGGCGTACACGTACGCGCCGCGCACGAGCCGATACAGGGCCCTCCCGGGCCCCGGCCGGTCGAAGCACATGCCGCCCGAGCGCCGCTCGCCAATCCAGACGAACGGCGCCCGAGCGCACGCATCAAGCCCGTCGTGCGGGCCGCCCACTACAGCGACCCGCGGCACCTCAGCTCGCCGGGACCGACGGCACCTTCGCCGCGTCCGCCAGCAGCTTCGACCAGTCCACGCCGTTGATCGTCCGCGACTTCTGGCCGAGCTGGTCATGCGTGAGCACAAAAAATCCCTGCACCGCGTACGCGTGGTCGAAGTCGTTGTCCTCGACCAGCTCCGAGCCCCACGTCACGACCAGCAGCCCGTTCTGATCGTAGGAGCGCAACGGAATGTCGTGATAGCCCCACGAGCCGACCGCGCTGTCGCCCTTGAGCTTCGGATCGACCAGCTCCCACTCGCCGCTCGCCGTCTGCTTCTGCGCCGTCATCGGCAGCCCGACCGCCCGGAAGCAGACCATGAACTCGTAGATCGCGAGCTGCGTCAGCGCGAGCTGCGACGGGTCGACATAGACGGAGACGGGCGCCTTGTGCCGCGTCTTGTTCGCCTGACAGTAGATCCCCGGGTTCTTCCAATACTGCGAGAGCACCTTGTTATCGGTGCCCTGATCGGTGTCCGGATCACCGGGCACGTAGCCGCCCACGTGCTCGTAGAGCCGCTCCGCGTCCTCGTCGACGAACTGCACGTGCGCCTCGCCCTCGATCGCGCGCATCGCCTCGATGCCGTGGCAGGCCATCGCCTCGCCGCAGTCGCCGAGCGTGTCGTTCATCAGCATTCCCCACGGGTAGCCCGGCAGGTCGCGATGCACCGCGGGCGGCAGCGTCTCGGCGATGTTGTCGGGGTCCGCCGTCAGGTAGTCCGACAGGTCCAGGTCGGGCTCGTGCGGCTTCGTGATCGGCCCGTTCACACGCAGGCGCTCCGGATGCTTGAGCGCCGGGTGAAGCGTGCGGTCGATGCTGCGCAGGGAGAAAGATGCGTCGCGCTCGCCACTCATTGCAGGTATGGCTCCTCGTACTCGATGGTGGGCGGCGCGCCTAGTTCTCGGGCGCCGCGCTGATGATCTGCTCGATCGCGCCGACCGCTGACGCGGGCACGACCACCTCTTCGTAATGCTCGGAGTCCGGATTCGCAATGCTGATCCGAAGCTCCGGCGCCGACCCGTCGGGCTCGGCCCAAATCCCGATCGTCAGGTCACGCTCGCGCTGCTCGTGATTGAGCGTGCGAATCGTTGTCGCTTGGCCTGTTTGCTCTAGCGCCATGCCTCACCTTCCGCTGTCGTGGTCGCGCTCAGTGTACCCCGAACGCAGACGGGACCGGCATCCGTGCCGGTCCCGATTCACAGCCTACGCTCAGACGGCGCTACTCGCCGTCGACGTCCTCGCCTTGCTCGCCCTGCTCGGCGTCGCCCTGCTCCGTCTCCGGCGTCTCCGGCGTCTCGGCGGGCTCCTGCGTGATCTCCACATCGCCGTCGCCGTGCTGCTCGACGTGCACTCCGTCTCGCTGCTCTTCCGTCATCGCCTGCTCCTTCGTCGGGTTGACCGCCCGGGAGACTACCCGGACGGTCTACGCCTCTACCGGCTCGGCTTCGCGCGGCGCCAGCCCGGCCGCAGCAGCAGCAGCGCCGAACTGCGCCAGATGCAGCTCTTCGACGTACGCCAGCCGCGCGTCGACGGCCGTGTCCGATGCCGTGTCGACCGCGGGCGCGTCGCCGCGCTTGCGCGCGAACGCGTTGACCAGCTCGATCGCGGTCCCGACCGCCTGCTCCGTGACCGCGACGTCGTCGAGACGCACGTCGGCGCCGGGCTCGGCGAAGTCGTTGAAGAACGCCAGCTCGCACAGCATCAGCGCGTTCCCGCCGCGGCGCGGCCGCAGCACGCCGAGCTTCTCGCGCGACGTCGAGATCCACTTCACGACCGCCACGCGGTCGGTCTTGTGCAGCGCTTGCGTGAGCAGCTTGAGCGCCGGGCCCGTGCCGTTGCGCGGCTGAACCCAATACGAGCCGACGATGCGCTCCGTCGGCACCGATCGGTAGTCGATCGTCTCCAGCACCTCCATCGCCGGATGCGCCTCGACCGACGCCTCCGTGATCGCCGCGAGCCGCTCAGGGTCGAGCTTGATCACGCGGCTGTCGCTGACGCGCACCGCCTTGTAGACGCCATCTGCGGGCGTCCGCGAGCCGCCGCCGCCGCCGCCCATGGTCGACGTGACCGGCACCGCCTCGCCCGTCTCCGGGTCGACCTCGTCGCGAACGTACTCCGTCTTCGGCTCACGGCTGTGCACCGTCTTCGCGAACGAAACCTCAAGCTGAAAGTCGCCAAATGCGATCGCCGTGTTCCGTGCTCCACGTCCTGCCATCACTGCCTCCTGTCTGTCGGGTTGCGCGACAGACTGTAGCAGCTACGGGGACGCCGCGGGCGCCGGGCCGATGCCGACGCGCGCGTTGCAATCCTCGTGCGGCTGGAGCGTGTTGATCAGCGCGACCGTGAACGCGCGCGTGCCCGCGAGCTGCCTGCTCACCGCCTGCCGCTGCGACGGCGGCGTCTGCGCGATGACCGCCGCGAACTGCTGATTGAGCACCTTGAGCGTGTTCGCGTTGCGCGTGTTCTGCGCGTTGCACGAGTCCAACCGCGACGCCTGAATCTCCCCGATCGCCTTCTGATTCTGCACGCTCGCGTGCCGCGCGTCGTCGCTCGCATGACGCGCACCCTCGACGCCCACCGCCGCGAGCGCCACTCCCCCGAGCGCCAGCACCGACACGATCAGCACCCCCCACAGCAGCCGCCGCGAGAGCTGCGCCCACGCGTTGCGCATGTCGTGGAAGCGCGCATCGAACTCCTCGTGCGTCACATGGCTCTTGGGGTCCCGATCGAACGGCAGAGTGTCATGCGGGGGCATCGTCGTCACGGCCGTCTCCTCAGATGGTAGAGACACAGCGTCACCACGCACACGATGTAAGCCGCGATCGCCGGGCGCGCCGCGCTCGCGTCGACGCGATACCAGCAGTACACGCCGATCGTGCCCGCCGCCGTTAGCAGCGTGATCTTCGCCTGAGTGAACAGCGAGCGCATCGCGCTCACCGCTCGCCCTCGGCATCCTCGCCCGGGTGCCGCGCCTGATGCGTGCGGTCGATCTTCTCGAACACCCGAGCCACGCTGTCCCACGTCTGCCCGGTCGCGACGAGCCCGCCCGAAGCAAAGATCAAATCCGCGTCCTCGCGACCCGTCACGAACCACAAAACGGCGAATGCGATCAGCAGCGCGAGCCCGATGATCTGGATGGTCCGCGGCGAAAGCGGGCGCGGCGGATCTCTGCGTGGCGGCTGCGTCGGCATTCATCGACTGCGCTCTACGTGAAGGGGACGCACCCCTCCGATCGTACCCGCACGCGCGGGCAGCCCCTAGATCACGCAGGCGCAGCCGTCGCGCGCTTGCGCTTCGGCTTGCTCGGCGCCGGACCATGCGGCCGCGGCGCACGACGCTCGGCGAACTCCTCGATGTCGTCGCGCGTCCAGACCGGCGTCCTGCCGACCTTCGCGGGCTCGATCGTGAAGTACCCCGAAGACTGCCAGCGATAGAACGTCATCCGGTCGATGCCGAAGATTGTCGCTACCTCGTTGATGCCGACCAGCGGCGGGAGATCCTTCGTCCGCCTCAACCTAGCCACGCCGCATCACCTTCGACGCGAGCCACATCGCCACGAACGGCGCAGCGGCCAGCGCTCCGTACCACCATGTCGAGAAGTCTCTGTGCATCGCCAGCTCCTTAGTCGGGTTGCGCGACACACTGTAGCAGCTCAGTCCGCGAGCGCGAGCCGCGGCTGCTCGCCTTCGGCCGACACGAGCCCGACGGCCTCCGGCAGCGTGAAGATCGACACCTCCGCGCGCGGGCGCCCGAAGTCGACCATCCACACGCCGCGCACGAAGCGCTTGTCGTCGAACACGAGAAACTTGTTCAGCGCATCCTCGACGGCGCGCAGCAGCTTCGTCCCGTCACCCGTCTGCCGACGATGCGGGAACCGCGGCGCCGACGGCTTGAGCACCCCCGCGTTGCGCCCTGTCCCGTAGTGGCTCGCGCTGCGCGCGACGTACGTGTGCAGCACGATCACGAGTGGCCCGTCGAGCAGCTCGTGGATCTCGCCCAGCTCGACGAGCACAGCGTCGCGCACATCGCCGCGCCACGTCTTGCCCGCAGCGCCGACGTCGTCCTTCGTGAACGTCACGTAGCGGCCGCCGCGCATGACCGGCTCCTTCTTGCCGGTCGTCGGGTTCTTGCGCATCGCGACACCCGACACCTTCGAGCCCGCGGGCTTCGCGTCGCCCCATGCCGTGAACGTGATCGCGTGGTCGGTCCCGGCAGGCAGCAGCATGCGCCCGAGCGACTGACGCGCCAGCGACACCTCGTCGACGAACTCGCCCTCCTCGATCACGACACCCTCCGATCCGGGCCGCCGAGCTGAATCGACGCGCAGTAGCCGACGAGCCGCGAGACGATCGCCTCGCCGAACGGCTCCGGCAACCGGGTCGCCAGCTCCGTCGGCGTCGTGTTCATCGTGACCAGCAGCCGCGCCCCGTGGTTCACGCGATTGTCGATCGCCGCCAAGAGCTGCTCCGCCACGTGCTCCGTCGGGCGCGCCTTATCCAAGTCGTCGAGCACGAGTGCACCGTGCCCCGCCACGAGCGCCATCGCCCGCGCGCGCGCCTCCGTGCCGAAGCCACTGTCGATCGACGTCACGAGCGCCGACGCCGACGTCCACCGCAAGTTCTCGAACCGCAGCCGATACCACGCCGCCGCCGCCGCCGCGTACGTCTTGCCACGCCCGACAGCACCCGCCAGCAGCAGCCCCTTCGGCGCGTCCTCGCCGCCCTCAGCCCACAGCCGCACGAGCGCAATCGACCGCTCCCGCCCGACGGTGTCCAGCTCGTCGAGCTTGATCCGGCGCAACCCGACCGGCAGCCCGCATTCACGCTCGCGGCCCTGCACGAGCGCCGCCATCCGCGCCATCTCCGCCTCGCGATCCGCGGCCGCCCACGCAGCCTCCGCCTCGACGCGATGCGCCGGGCACCGCCGCGGGATCTTCCGCAAGAACTCGCCGAAGATCCCCTCGTCCTCGGGCAGTTCGATCTCGACCGCGACACCGCAGTCGACGCACGTCGTCTTGTGGATCGTGGTGGACGTCATCAGTCAGTCACCATCGGCTTCTCGTAGGCGCTCAAGTCCTGCTGACTATGAGCTAAGCGCGTCTGTCGGACGTTACCGTTTGTCGCACGACGCGCGATCTCGCCCATCCGGTCGATCGTCGCATCCGGGCTCGGCGACTTCCCGCCACCCTTGAGCGCGTAGCTGATGTCGCGGTACTCGTGCTGGACGTGATAGTCGCTCACCGCGAGCCCGTCGATCGCAGCGCAGCACTCCACGGTCGTCCGCACCTTGAGCGCGTCGCGGATGATCTTCCGGCGCCGAGCGTCGAGCACGAAGCGACTGCCGAACACCTCCAGGTATGTCGCCCACACTGTCGCGATCTGATCCTCGTCGCTTGACGGGGGGGAGGGGGGGGCTTCTTCTTCCTTAGCTCTAGGTAGTTCGGACGTCTCACCTGCGCGCGTGAGTCCGCCACTTTGGCGGGCTGTCACTCCGCCACTTTGGCGGTTGGCGGGCTCGACTTCGCCAAGTTGGCGGACTCGCTCGATCAAGACCCTGTAGCTCAGCCCGCGATCCCACGCGTCGCCCTGCTCCGACACCTCGATTAGCTCCAGCTCGCGCAGCTTCGCGAGCACTCGTTCGGTCGTGCGCTTGCTCCAGAACGGGAAGATCTCGCGCCACGCCGCGACCGTGTTGCGTACCCATCCGTCGTCGGAGCGCTCGCCCATCCAGAAGACCTGCTGGAGCGCGATCGCCTCGTTCAGCCCGATCTCCACGGCGAGCGACGGGATCACCTGTAGCGGCGGCTCAGAGATCAGCAGCTTGCTCACCGGCCCACCCCGGCCCGCGACGACACCGACAGCGATAGCTGCATCTCACCCTCCTGCGATCGAAGTTGAAAGGGAGCCGCCAGACCACGACGGCTCCCCACTGCTCAGCCCGTCGCGGACGCCGGGTCTGCCGCTGCGTCGGCGATCGCCTCGACGAACGTCGGGCGAAGCACCTGCCGGATCTTGTAGCCGACGATCCGGCCCTCCTTGCGCTTCACCACGACCTGCGCCGCCGTCGCGATCTCGTAGCTGACCATCACGCGGCCCGGACTGTCCGGGTCGATCATGCCCGCGCTGACCGGCACCTCCGCCGACATCAGCGACGCCGTGACCTCGACCGGCAGGCCCGGCTTGATCAGGTTCTTGAGCGTCTTCTTTGGATCGCCCTCGACCGTCCCGAGCGGGAACAGCTCCTCCTGCTCGTCGTCGTCGGCCATCTCCGCGATCGACTTGCCGTCAGCCGCCGCGGCTTCTGCGGCTTCGCGGTCTTGGCGCTCCTGCCGCCGCCGCGCTATCTCGTTGTCCGCTGATGTTGCCTCGTTCTCGTCTTCCACCGTCATCGGTGTCTTCCTCCTCGGGTTGCTTGAGATGGACGCGCACCACGGGCCCGAGCCCGGGCACCACGTTCGCCGCGACCGATCCGACAGCCTCGATCAGCAGCGCCTTCCTACCTTCCTGCAACAGCTCGCCTTCTGTGACGATCACCACGTCGATGATCGCCACGTCGAGCGGTTCACTGTACGCCTCGCCGGGCGCGAGAGTGATCCTCAGCTCACCCGTCGACATCGACTTTGCGGCGATCTTCGAGCACCTGCAATGGCTCGTCGACCGTGACCGTCCCCTTCCACGCCGACCACGCCACCGCGCGGAACTGCCCGGGCACCGCGCCCTCACCCTTGCCGGTATATGACTCGATCGCGAGCGCCTGCGACCGCGCGACGACAGGCACCTTCACGCCCGCCACGGCCGCCCACACGCCGTCCTGGAGCAGCGGGAACTCCGCCGAGCGGACGTTCTCGAACACCTCCGTGTAGTCGCTCACGGGCTGCACATGCAGCAGCTTCAACACGACATAGCGCGTCGGCTCCGCCTCGGGCTTAGGCTCCTCCTGCTGCGCCTTTCGCGTCCGCTTCGAGCCCTGCGACCCGTCTGTTTCGGCCATACCTCCGCCTTCCTGATTGTGGATAGAGACGCTCCAGGAGCGCCACGAATGGCTCGCCCAGCTCGGCCGCGAACGCGCGCGCCGACGCCGGAACGTCCTGAGCCAAGAATGGATCGCGCGGCATCGGCGCCTCGTGGTCGACGTGGCACTCCCCGCAGACCGGCGACACGTTGCGCGGGTCGTTGATCAGCTTCCGCGTCAGCCTGCGCTCCTCGTTCTCGTCGAGCCGCTCCGCGGCCGCGTGACGGCGAAGCGCCTGCTGCGGCACCCAATGGTGCCAAGACCTCGCGCGTCGCTTCCTGGCGCGCCGCTCGCACCTCACGCAGTACAGCTCGCGCGCCGCGCCCGGCGCTTTGAACTCGACGCGCGCACGCTTCGCGGGCGCCGCCTGCGCCGGAGCATCGAACGCCGTCGCCGACGGCCGCAGCCTCTTGCCGTACCACGGCTTCAAGCAGTGCGGGCAGAGCTGCTGCCGCGCGTCGGTAATCCAGATCCCGCCGCAATGCTTGCACCCGGCTGTGACCGTCACTCGCCGTTACGCCGTCGAGCAGCGCGCGTCCGTGCGCCCTTCCGTGCGCTGACCGACCGCCGCGTCGCTGCGGCAAGCATCTTCTCCGTCGCCACGACCTCGTCGAGCATCGGCGGCGCGTCCTTCGGGTTGTACGCCTCGAACTTCGTGACCGACCTCGTGCGATACAGCTTCGTCGGATCGAGCCCCTGCGCGATCGCCTCGCGCATCTCCGCCTCGCTCGGCCTCGTCGTCTGCTGCCGGATCACCGGGCCCCACAGCCGCGTCCGCTTCGAGTCCTTGATCGCGAGCGGCCCGTGCATATTCGTCCACGGCCGCAGCGACTCGCTCAACCGGCGCTTCACCGCATCGACGACGGCGAACATCTTCCCAACGCGCTCGGCCTCCTCAAGCGACGCGATGCGCCCGTCTCGACGCAAGCTCGGCAGGATCGGACAGTGCTCCGGCTGCGCGCAATTCCAGCAGTGAGATCCCGGCGACGGCTTCCACACGCCCTCTTCGTATGAGCGGTCGAAGCGCTCGACGATCTGCGTGAACTCCGACAGCAGCTCCGGCATCTTGTAGCGGTGGATCGACGCCTCGCGCGTCGGCTTCTGCGACGTCGACGTCATGTAGCGCACGTACACCTCGCGCAGCGTCACGCGCTGAATGCCCGGGAACGTCAAGAACACGAGCAGCGCGTAGAACCGCTGCTGGAAGTAGCCCTCCTCGCTGATCGGCTCGTCGTCCGGGTCAGCGCCGTCCGGGAGATCCTCCGCCGCCACCCGCTCCGGCGGCAGACCCCACCCGCTCTTGAAATCCGGCACGATCGCGTGCCACCCGTTGCGCTCGATCAGCAGCAGATCCGGGCGGCCCGTGATCGTGCGCTGCACCATCAGGTCCCCGGGCGCCGGGTACGGCTTCGCCGGGTACTCGATCACCGCCTCCATGCGCTGCTCGATCCCCGCGATGTCTCGCACGTCCCACTCACTCCCGAGCGCCCACGTGATCACACACACCCGCGCTTCGGCGATCCACCGCAGCGGCAGCGGCGCGACGCTGTCCTCGTCGCCGAGCATCGGCACGTCGGCCTGCCTGATCGTCCGCTCGAACTCCTGAATCGCGATCTCGACCGGGCAGCGCGTCTCGCCCCGCGCCAGCATCAGCCGCATGCACCGCGCGATCGTCCGGTGCACGATCGTGCCCGCCGCCGCCGGGAAGCTAGAGAACTGATGATCCTCGAACTGCATCGACCACCGCGCGCTCAACGGGCACGCGTCGAACGCCGCGAGCTGCGACTGCCGCAGCCTCGGGAACGCCGCCATCGCCCGCGGGAACGGGACCACCTCCGTGCTCGTCATCGCGCCGGAGTCTAGAAGTCGACTGAATCGTCGCCGCTGCTACGCGGACGCCACCCGAGCGGCACGCCGAGCGTCGTGAGCTGCTGATCGAGCCAATTCAGCTCGTCGACCAGCTCGGCGTCCTGCTTCTCGTTCGCGTTCTCGCGCAGCTCGTCGATCGCCGTCAGGCGCTCTAGGAACGGGTGCACCTGCGCACGCCACGTCGCGTCGCTCTCCCACCGCGCCTGCGCCGCAGTCCAGTCCGCGCCCGTCTCCTCGCCCGCCTCGGGCTCCACGTCGCCGGAGACGGCCTCCTGCGCGCCCTCGACGCCGTTCTCGGCCATCGCAGCCTCAGCGCTCGGCGACACATCGTCAGCCACGACGACGGCATCCTCCGGCTCGTTCTCGGCAAGCCACTGCTCCAGCTCGCGCTTCACCTGAGCGAGCTGCACCGGAGTCGCGCCCTGCGTCCTCGCGCGCAGCACGCCCTCCGTGAACGCCGTCGGGTCCAAGTCGCGGATGCGCTCATACAGCGGAGCGATCTCCGGATCGAGCGGCTGAAAGTCACCGACGTCGGCGGCGCCAAGGCCACCGCTTGCGCCCGGCAGGTCGAGCCCAGCGCCCAGCTCGTCGAAGGGCACTGGCCCGGACACGCCATAGGTGATTCGCGTGATGTAGCTCGTCGCGGCTTTGACCATCATCGCGTGCAGAAATGACCATGCCGACCTCGCAGCGTCTTTGGCGTACTCCGCCCTCGGGGCGTAGAAGTAGCGATCCGGCTTGCCCTGACGGCGCAGGATCGCGTACGCGCCCACGACCTCGCCCCGCTTGCTCGGGTGGTCGTACTCGTGCACGATCGTGCGCTTGCCGTTCTCGGCGCGCCGAACGCGAAAGACGTCGTTCTCGCACACGACGTCGGCGTCGACGTCGATGAAGTGCTCGTCGCGGCGCGCGATCTTGAGGTAGCCATCACGGCCGACCATGACCGCGAGCCTCCCCGGCGCGCCGTTCTTGCCCGGCATCTGCGCCAGCCAAATCTCGTTCAGCAGCGGATTCAGGTCGAGCGCCGCCGCCTCTTCGAGATAGCGCTGGAGCAGCGCCGTGTCGTTGATCGCGGGCGCGCCAACCGTGGCGGCAATCGTCGAGACGAGCGCCGGACTAAAAGTGCGCTTCGCCGCGGCGGAGAGACGGACTACGTTCGTGCCCGGAGCGGGCGGAGATTGCGTTGGCATCGTGGACTCCGTTCGGGTTGCAGTGCGAGCACCCTAGCAGCCGTGCCAAACGAAAAAACGGGCCGCCCGGGGAAGGTGTTCCGGGCGGCCCGTGAGTGCAGCACCCCGACAATGACCAGTGCAACCCGGACGTAGGAGGGGGCGCCGCTTCCTACGCATCATAGCCGCTCTACGCCTTGATGATGAAGCTGCGAACCGTCAGGTACGGCGGAAGGTTGTTATGCGCCGCACCACCGCCCTGCGAGCTGATCGACAGCGCCCCCACCGACAGCGACGGGATCGACAGCGCAGGGATCGTGACCGCCGGGATCGCGTGCGTGTGCCCGAACCCCGTGAACTTGCGAAAGTCGTTCGAGATGAACGTGCCGCCCTCGACCGCGGAGGTGCCCGCGAGAATGAACGGCTCCCACTCGTTGCCCGACATCGCGCCGTTCGGGTTGTAGACGCCACCGTCCTCCCACGTCGGCTCGCCCGTCGGGCCCACCGACGCCGATCCGCCGCCCGTCGACCCGCTGCCCGTCGAGCCTGAGCCCGTCGCGCCGCCGTGGTTGTGCGACGGCGCCTCGCCGATCGTCAGCACATGCGTCGCCTCGCCACCGCCCGCGCCAGCAGTCAGCGCCGTCGCTCGACCGGCCGCGCCCGCCGAGCCCATGTTGTCCGGGCCGACCGCCGTGCGCGCCCGCATGTCCGGCAGCGCGAAGTTCCCCGCCGACACCGCCGTGCCGTGCGTCGCGAGATAGTCCGCGTTGTAGAGCGTCCCGATCACGCCATACAGCGCCGGGTAGGTCGCCTGCGCCACCTGCGACCCGTCGCAGATCAGCCACCCCGTCGGCGCGGCCGAGCCGCTCCACGGCAGCGGGCCGAGCCCCGTCGGCAGGATCGGCGACGCGAGCAGGCTCGCGAGGTTCGGCTGCCCCACGAGCTGCGTGAGCTGCGTGATCGCCGTCCCGTTCCACGCGACCGTCGCGACCTTGCGATACGCGTAGACGCCCGTCGGCGTCGAGCCCGACGCCACGCTCACCATCGAGAAGCCCGCGGGCGAACTGTCGACGCTCGCCGTGTACGAGTTCGCTCCCGACGTCGTCACGAAGATGTCGTAGTTGCCCGCGGCACCCGACACGGTGCACGTCACCGTGCCCGAGTTCACGTAGCGGTAGAGCCCGCCGATCGAGATGCTGACCTGCTGATCGCCCGTCCCCGGGTTGTTTCCCTGCTGATTGACCGCGGAGAGCTGCGTCGTCCCGATGACCGCGAGCTGAAAGTTCGGCGCGGAGCCCGAGAGCATCTCCTGCACCGCCTCGAAGAACCGCGCCGCGGCCGCCTGCGAATAGCTGAGGGGAACGTCCTGTGTGATCCCTCAAGGGTACGGCGCCCAGCGGCAGCGACGTAGATTCTAGAATTGTCCTAGATCACGTCGCCGACGGCCGAGATGCCGACGATGAAGTGGCCGGTCCCCGAGCCGCCACCCGAGCCGCCCGACGCGCCCGCGATCAGATAGTTCGCCGGGATCAACCGGCGCGCGATCACCGCGATCACGCCCTGAAAGTAAGACGTCGACGGGAACGTCGTCGTAATCGTGATCTCGCCCGTCGACGGCACGCCCACCTGATAGCTCCACGTCGTCGAGCCCAGCAGCGTGTTCATCGCGTTGACCCACTCCGCCGTCGTGCGACACCTGCGCCCGACCATCGCCGCCTGCACCGCCTGCTGCCTCACCGCCAGCGACTCGCTCGGCGGCGCGATCGGCAACCCCAAGATGCCCTCCCAAATCGACAGCATCCCCAGCGAGTCGTCGGCGAGCGTCGGCACGAGCCCGTTCTGCACGCTGATCAGATACGCCTCGCAGCGGTCGATCTCGTTCGCGATGCCCTGCACGATCCGCGCGAGCGTCGGATCGCCCCCATAGTAAGGAGGGAGACTGTCGAAGATGCGCGCCGCGGTCGGAGAGAGCGCCATGCGCCTAGCTCAGCGTCGCCGTCGAGAACAGCGCCACGTCCGCCGAGCTGATCGGCAGATCCGCCGCCGTCCCGTTGAGCTTGAGCGCACTCGATCCCGCCACGCTCACGTTCGCGACACCCTCGACGTCGAGGATCGCCGCCAGCACCTTGTTCAGGATCACGTAGCCGCCAGCCGGAAGCGAGCTGATGTAAGCCTGAATCGCCGCGACGATGTTCGCACGGATCGCCCGCGTGCCCGCCGTCCCGTCGTAGCTGTACCCCGAGTTGAAGGTGACCGTCGCCGCGACCGTCACCGCCAGCCCGACCGGCGTAGCGATCGTGAGGATATGCCCGATCGGCCCGAGCCCCGACCCGTCGCCGTTCGCGTTCGGATCCCAAGCCGCCTGCTGCGCCGCGATGAACGCCGTCGACAGCGGGTTGTTGTTCTCGTCGGTCACCATCACGCGCACCGTGCACGTGCCCGCCCAATTCGACTGCACCGACACGTTGCCGACACCCGGGATCGCAAGGAACCACCGCTGATAGTCGGAGATCGTGCCCGCCCCCTGCGTGCCCGCCAGCGCGTTCCCGAGCCGGTCCTGGAGCTGCGAGTCGCTCTCGACGTCGGCACCGCCCGACATCGGCAGCGCGTTCGTGACGGCCGTGATCCCGCCGACGCCCGTGTTGAGCTGCGAGATCGCGCCCGAGAGCACGTTCCCCGCCGACCCCGCGAGCTGCGCCACGACCGGCAGCATCACGACGCCCTGCCCGCCGCCGAGACTCGAATCGACAGTGCCGCCCGCCGTCGTCTGGAAAGCCTGCCCGTTCGCGTCGGGCGCCGGAGCCTCCGTCGCGACCACCACGCCCGTGTTCACGATCGTCCCCGCCGCACCCGTGAAGGTCACGAGCCCGTCCGCCGGATTGGCCTCCTTGCGCGCCAGCCCATTCGCCTCCGCATGCGCGTCCAGGAACGGGCCCTGCGCCAGCGTCGGGATTCCCGTGCGCGGCACCTCGTTGCTCGCGAAGTCGCGCAGCCGGTCAATCTCGATCGAGAAGGCCACGTCGAAGTCGTTCGCGATCGCGCCCGGCGTCAGGTCCAGGAACGACGGATCGTTGGGGTCGATGCCCGCGTTCTGATCGGCGACGATCCGGCCCAGGATCGTCTCGACCGTGTCCACGCTGAGCGGCGGAGCGGCCTGCTGAAAATAGTCCAAGCTGCTCATGCGGCAGCCCTCCTCTCGCGCTGCCGTTCACGGTCGCAACGACGGCATCGCCGCTGTCCGCCGCGGATGGATAGGTTCAGGCCCGCGTAAGCGTGCCCCCACGGACAGTGCGTCTTTCGCGCGTTGATCGCGGCGGCCGTGTCGCTCAGATGCACATGCTCGGCCCGCGTCACTGGCCGCAGATGCGCCGGGTTGACGCACGGCTCGTTCTCGCAGAGATGGTGAAGCTCGTGCCCGTTCGGGACAGGGCCCACGTTCAGCTCGTAGGAGACGATGTGCGCGAGCGCCATCGTGCGCGGCACGCCCCGCTGAATCTGTCCGTACCCCGTCGGTTGACAGGATGCGGTCCAGAGCCAGCACGGTCCCAGCTCCGGCTTGAGCGTCGGCCCGTCCTTGTCGACCTTCGACCAAAACCGCACCTCCAGCGAGCCGTTCACGCGAGCCATTCGTCAGCCTCCTTGGACCGATGGGCCCGGGGTTGTAAGGGGGTAGCGCGTCACCTGGAGCGGGTCAAGATCGTTGCCCTCCGGCACCACGACAAAGCTCACGAACATCGCATCGTCAGGCGTGTTGCCCGACTCCAGCCCGTCGTCGTAGTCCACCTCGAAGTCAGTGATCGCGGAGATCCGCGGGTGCTGCGTCAGCGCGTCGGAGATCAGCGCCTCAAGCTCCGCCGCTCGCGCCGCGTCGAACGGCGTGCCGTCGATGAACTCGTTCGCGCCATCCAACCCGTAGTCGTTCGCCATGTGCACCGGAGCGGCCGCGCGATCGGTGATCAACGTCTTGCCGATCCACTGCTTGAGCGCGTCGAGCCCGTACGCCATCAGCGGCCCGCCCGCGATCGTCGGCACGAGCGTCTGATTCACGAAGTCGAAGACGTAGGTGCGCCCGAGCGGCGGAGGCTCCTGCGCCTGCGTGACCGGCGACGCCGGGTCCGCGAGCTGATCGAGCAGCGAGAGCTGATCCGCGGGGAGCGCCGGATCGGTCACGTCCGGGATCAGGCTGTATCCGGTGTTATCGGCCATCGTTCGATCCTACGAGCTACGCGGTCCCGTTGTTTGCCGTCGGGCGCATGATCTCCTCGATCGTGAACGAATCGCCGAAGCTCGCCGCCCCGTTGAGAATCGTGGCGCCAGTGCTCGCCAACCATCCCGGCTGATAGAGGTGCGATCCGGCGCCCACCGCCATCTCCTCGTCGATCAGGAAAAGCCCATAGGCGCCCACGACCGGAAGCTGGACCACCGTCACGTTGCCGGTTGCCGTGTTGTCGATGAACGCCACCGACTCGTAGACGCCGCCCGAAGCATTCGCCGTCACGTTGATGGTCGCGATGTAGCGAAAGCGCACCTCGCTCCCGCCGGACTCGAAGCGCAGCGAAAGGTGCGTCGTGTCGATGGGCGCGTAGCTCGAACCGCTCGAACTCGCGTTAGTGCCCGAGCTCTGGATCTTCGCCCTCCCGCCCATCGCCCACGGCCGTCGATCGCGCCCCGATGCAGGGATCGGCGAGCCGGTAGCGGGCGTGCCTGCGATCAGGCTGTAGTTGACGCCGGTCACCTGGCCGATGCCGTCCCACATCATCACGTTCGTCCCGTTGTTGGACGCGAGGCGCTGATCGCCCGCGGCCGTCGCTCCGGTGCTGCGGTTCCCGAAGAAGTAGAGGCTCGCCGTCGCCGTGCCGCCCGGCGTCGGAGTCGCAGTCAGCACCACCCCCACGTACATGCAGTCCCCGGTCGTGATGCCCGCCGCCGTCAGCGACAGCGCCGGAGCGGACGGCACGACGTTGCGCACGAGCAACCCGCTCGGCAACGGCAGCCACACCGCGTCGCCCGTCGGCCAGTGAGTGAACGTCAGCGCCCCGCCGCTCGCGACCGACGCGGAGATCACGCCCGGGTTCGTGATGCCGACGACGCCCGCCCGAATCGCATCCGGGTAGGCGTAGGGCGCGCCCGGCGCCGTGTAGCTCAGCACGAGATCCCCGGCCGTCGTCGCGAATGTGCCGTTGATCGCGATGTTCACGATGTCGAGTTCGTAATAGCCGGTATGGCTCACCACGCCGCTGAGCTGCGCGAGCAGGAAGTGCGCCGGGTTCGAGTTCGAGAACAGCTTGATGACGCCGCCCGCGAGCATCTCGCTGATCCACACGCCCACATTGATCCCGGCCGCGTCGATCTGATCAACGTAGATCGCGGTCACGCTCGCCAGCGTCGCGTTGTTCACCCGCAGCTTCCCCGACCCCGGGTCCGCGTTCGTGACGCCCGTGTCGAACGTCCACGCGAAGCTGTCGCCGCCAGCCTGCCCGTTCGCGCCAGCAGGCCCCGAGAGCGCCCCAGCGGCCACCGCAGCATCGACGTACGCCGTCGACGCCGCCTGCACGTTGTCGGTCAGCGGCGCCGCCGTCGGCACCGTCGGCGTGCCCGTCAGCGACGCGTTATTGAGTGGCGCGGCGCCCGTCACCTGGCCGACCGTGTAGTCGCCGCTCACCGGCGCCACGGCGCCCTTGCGGCCGTTGAAGCTGATCACCGCGCGCCCCGAGAGCGGCGCGACGTCGGTGTCGCCCTGCACGTCCGTGGCAACCCACTCCCCGACGTCCGTCTCGACGAGCAGCAGCGTGTCCCCGACCGCGAGCCCGCTCAGCACGTCGTAGGTGTAGACGTTCTGCCCGAGGATCACGTGCGTCTCGTCGAGCGAATAGTCAGCGTCGAACGGCTGGAGCGTGAACGTGCGGTTGCCCGCCGACCCGCCGAGCGCCGTGATGTTGGCGCGGCTCGTCTGCTTGCCGTGGCGGCGCACGTGCGACTCGATGACCGGCCGCATCGCGCGCACGAACTCTCTAGCGACCGCGCGGCTCATGTAGGCAGCGGCAAGACGTCGCAGGTCACGGTGTCCTGCGCCCACCCGCTGATCGCAAGGAACGCGCGGCGCGTCAGCGAAATGTCCTCGTCCTGCGTCTCGTCCGGGAAGTTGCGCGCCGCGTACAGCAGCACCGCGGCCGTCGCCTGATAGACGCCGTAGCGGCGGATGACCAGGATGCGCTCGCCGACGTAGCCCTCCATCGCGCCGCCGATGCGCGCGAGCGCGAACGCTCCCGTCTCGACGTCGAAGTTCACGCCATGCCAGCCGACCACGACCTCGGGGATCTCGCCGAGGTTGCCGCGCGGGATCGCCCCGGCCGCCCCGAACGCGCGCTGCGACAGCTCCCACGGCAGCCGCCCCAGGTAGACGTCGGTCACGTTGTCGGGCGCGCTCCACGACTCGAACAGCGTCGCGTAGAACGGCAGCCCGTCGCTGATGCCCGTCCACGCGCCCGGGCTCGCGAGGCTGCCCGGCAGCGTCTCGTCCTCCGGCGTCGTCACCGCGGCGTAGCCCGCGTTCTCGTTCGCGTGGAGCACCCCGAGGATGCGCGCCGCGTTGCCGCCCGGCAGCCCGTAGAGCGCGATCGTGTAGGTGTCCGGGTTCAGCAGCATCCCGGTCAGCGTCGGCGACAGGAAGTCGACCCACCCGGCCGCCTGCCCCGGCACGATCGTGACCGGCAAGCTCGTCGCGAGCAGCACGTCGCCCGTCGCACCGCCGCGGTAGAACAGCGCAATCACCTGCTGCGCGCCGCCGCCACCGCCGCCGTCCATGTAGACGCTGATCTTCGAGAGCGCCTGCGTCACCGTCCCCGACGGGATCGAGCAGCGCAGCCCATACAGCTCGCTCGACCCGACCGCGATCGGATCGGTCCCCGCCTGCGGCAACCCCAGCAGCATCGCTAGCCCTTCGTCTTCCCGGCGTGCACGACCGCCTTCGCCGTCTTCGGCCGAGCCGACGCCGCGAGATAGTGCGAGCCCTTCTGATTGTGCAGGCCACGGATCCGCGTCGACCCCGTCTTGCTCGACTGATCCTCCAGCCACGGATCGTTATAGCCGCACACGATGTCCATGCTGTAGGTCCCCGCACTGACCGCGTGCGTCACCGACTGCACGTAAACCATCTGATTGAACTTGATCTCCGGGATCGTCAGGAGCAGCGCGTCGCCGACGTCGACCCACGGGATACCCGGATGCGTGACCTCGATGCTCGGATGCGGCGTCGCGTAGCGCGCGAGGTACTTGAGCCCATAGTCGTAGAGCCCGGCGCTCGTGTTGATGTTCGACGGCGCCGTGATCACCTTCTGCACGTAGCCGAAGCGCTTGATCCCGAGGTGATTCACGACCGTCATCTGCACCGAACTCGACCCGCGCCGCGCGTTCCCCGCCGACGTCTTCCCCGTGTTCTTCGCGTGCCCCTCAACCACGACCGCGTTCGCGTAGTAGCTGCCCGTGAAGCTCGACTTGACCGCCTCCATCAGCGCCGGGCCCAGCGGCAGCATGTAGCGCGGCTTGCTCACCTCCGTGACCTCCAGGTTCCCGCGGTCGTCGTCGATGACGTACCGGCGGCCGGTCAGCACGCGCTCCTGCTGCCACGCCTTGATGATCACGTCATAGGCGCTCGCGTTGTCCTTGATCGCCGAGAGCTTTGCCGTCGACGGCGCGATCTTCCCGATCGGCGCATTGAAGCGATTGCACGCGTAGACCGTGATCTCCGGCGCCGTCCACCCGCCCGGATGCTGCTTGTCCGGCGAGAACAACCACTTAGCCTTCGACTGCGTGAGCGACGCAATGTTGATCGTCTCCAGCGTCAGGTCCGTCACCCCTGCCACGACCGACTCCTGCGGGTTGCTCACGCCCAGCCGGAGAAACTGATACCACGGGCCCTTCGGGCCGGTCAGCGAGACGTCAATCTCGATCTGATCGGCCTGCTGAATCGTGTCGGCCTCGTCGTACCCCAGCGGCCGGTAGAACTCCAGCGTGCCCGTCCGCGGCGCCGCGCCGTTGCGCTCCCACCCGATCTGATCGACGAGCTGATCGAGGCTCACCGTCGGGCGCTGCTTGCGATACGCCGTCACCCGGAAGCTCTCGCGGCCGAACACGTAGTTAGTCATCTTCGGCTGCCAGTAGTTCTGCGCCGTCGTCGGCGGGAACGGGTCCGCATGCTTCGCGCCCGTCGCCGTCGCCGCGTACGCGGTAGCGCCGCTCACTGACCGGCCGCCGACGGCGTCGAGGAGTGCTTCACCTTCGGCGGCAGCAGCAGCGTCGTCTTGTGATGCGCCTGCATCCACGCCTGCAACTGCCCCGCGTCGCTCGCCGACACGTTCGTGATGCCGTTCAGCGCCGCGACGTTGCGCCAGTCGCTCGGCGAGCCCATCTGCTTGCGCGCGACGTCGTAGAGCGAATCGGTACTCAGTACCCGGTACGCGACCGGCATGACCCCGGCACCATGCCCCGGGCTCGGGCCGCCCGACCCTCCCGAGCTGCCAGCGCCCGGCGTCGACCCCGACCGCGCGCGGCGCGTGCCGTCGGCCGTCAGCTCCCGGTACTGCTGAAAGGTGACCGTCACGTACTCCGTGCCGATCTCGCCCGCCTTCTGCGTCGGCGACACGCCCGTGAGCGTCGCGAGCGAGTTCACGATCGGCTTGCTCCATATCTTCGGCTCGTCAGCGAGCAGCCGGAAGATCCCGTTAGCCTCGGCGATCGCCTCCAGCTCCGCGATGAAAGCCTGCGGCTCGAAGAACCCGTTTTTGGCGTTCGCGGGCCGCTGATCGGTGCCCTTCCAGACCACGAACGGCTCGTTGTCCCACACGAAGAGCGTGTCGAACTGCCACTGCCGCAGCGACGCTCCCTGCGGCCGCGACTGCTCCCTCGCGCTCAGCGTCTCGAACGGATTCCACGGCGCCAGCAGCGGGCGCGTGAACTCGTTCAGCGGCGGGCACTGAAACCGAAATGGCGTCTTGAGGATGCCGTCGGCCGTGACGCCCTTCTCCGCCCGCAGCGTCACGCGGATCCCGCCGTCCTTGTCAAAGCCCACGTTCTGACGGTTGCTCCCGTCGCTCGCTGACTTCTTGCCCGACTGCGTCGACGTCGGATACTTCGACGTCGGCTGCGTCTGCCCCTGCCCCGGCGCGTAGCTATTCGCCGGGCTCACCGCAGCAGACTCAATTCGCTCTCGAAGCTCACGCGCTCGTGCTCCTCGGCGATCTCGCTCGCGAGCTGCCGCAGCTCCGCCTCGACCGCCGCACGCACCTCGCGGTGCAAGTCGCCCGGGCGCTTCCACTCGATGTTCTGAATCGTCACCTGCACGATCACATCACCACGGCCGGTCGAGCTGCTCCCACTCGCCGGGCTGATCGACACCGTCTCCGGCACATCACCGACGCCGATCAGCGTCGGCCGGTCATAGGTGAACTCGCCGCCCGCGGCATGCCAGCCACCCCACTTCGGGCGCCCGCCCTTCGCGTACCAGCCGTCGGCCTCCTCGTGGCCCCACGCCGCGCCCGGCGAGCCGTAGCGCTGCCTGATGTACCCAAGCCCCCAAGCGATCTGCCCGGCCGCGTCTCCGAGCGCCACGGGCCCGTGCCCGAGGCTCTGAGCGATCCCGGCCGCGCCGCTAGTGGGATTGACCGCCGTGTCGCTCCAGCCGCTCTCACGCGTCCACAGCGCGTTCAGGTACGGCCACTGAGACGCAGGCCACCCGGCCGAGATCATCATGCGCCGCCCGATCTGCTGATTCACGCTCGGCGCCGTCCCCATCCCGCCGGGCACCGCGCCACCGCCGCCGCCTAGTGAGTTCATCCCGCTGAGGAGCGCCATCAGCTCCTTGATCAGCGGCGAGTTCACGAGCGCCCCCGCGATGCCGCCCGCCGCGCTCGACGTCTTCACGCCCACGCCAGCGAAGATGTTGCCGCCCGTCGCGTACCCCGGCGCCATGTGCGCGCTCGTCTCCCCCGCCACGAGCTGCCCGAGCGTCTTGCCGTACGCCGCCATCGTCGCGGCGCTCGCGCGCGCCTCCGTGTGCCGGTTCGCGATCAGCAGCTCGCCACCGCCGACGAACCCCGCGACGTTGCCGGACGGGTCGAGGATCGACCACGTGTCGCCCGAGATCGCGCCCGGCACGCGCATGCCCGTCGCCGCCGACGGCGGCGCCAGCCCGACGTAGTTCGTCGACCCTGCCTTCGCCACGAGCCCCGGGCTCCCCGGCTTCGCGGGCAGGCCCGTGTTCGTGCTCTTGCTCGACGAGAGCTGCGACACGTACTTCGACGCCTGCGCCGGGCTGTAGCCCATCGCCTCAAGTGCCCCCAGCGCCTCGCTCTTCATTGTCGCGAAATCCCCGGCCAGCTTCGCCTGAGCCCGGTCGATCGGGTTCGAGATGGCCGTGCTGATCTGGCTCCACTGCTGAGTCGACCCGTCGAGCACCTGGCCGTTGACCACCTTGATATTCGAGCCGAGGGTATGCATGTCCTGAGTGATCCCGGCCTGCAAATCGTCCATCGGCTTTTTGACGGCCGGGTTCTTCTGCTGCATCTGCTGAGCCCACGAATCCATCGCCTGCGCGAGCGACAGCCGCCCCGTCGGCGTCAGGTCATCGAGCTGCTGCTTGATCCCGGCGGCGAGCGCCGTCGTCTGCCGCTGCACCATCGAAGCTCGCGTGTCCGGCGTCGCCGCGTCATAGCCGGAGAGCCCCTTCATAAACGCATCGGTCCAGCTCTTCGCCGCCGAGCGGCCCTCACCCTCGACCGCGGCGATCGCGACGCCATGGACCCACTTACCCATCTGATGCTGCGCCGGAGTGTCGGAGTCCGAGCTAGTGACGCGCGCCAGCTCCGCCTCGTGGATCGCCTGCGTCCACAGCCCCTTCGCCAGATCCGAGGTGGCCTTCTTTGCCTGCGCCTTGAGCGCCGCGTCCTGCTGCGCCCCGCCGCCAGCGGACCCCTCGTAAAGACCCATCGTCGCCGCCACCGGGATCGTGACCGGCAGCAGCGCCGCGCCCAGCCCCGCACCGACCGCGCGGCCCACGGACCCGCCGATGACTCGCTGCCCGAGATTCGCGCCGCCGCGGATCGGCACCGCCGCGCCAGCCGCGATGTCGGTCCCCTCGCCGCTCGCCGTCTGCGTCGACCCGAGCCCCTTCAAGATCGCCTGCGTCGCCATCCCGACCACCGCACCGATGATCGGATTGCCGCCGCTCAACACCGTCCCCGCGACCGCGCCGAGCGCCGACCCAGCGCCGAGGCCGCCGACCGTCTTCCCGAGCTGCCCCGGGAGAAGCTGCCCGAGGATCTGCGTCGCCGCGTACGCCATGCCAGCCGACGTCCCCGCCCGCAGCAGCGTCGCCGCACCACCCGCCAAGCCCCCAAGCGCCGACCGGCCAAGCGCCGAGATCCCGCCCGTCGTCTCCGCGCCGACGATGCCCTCCACGCCAGCCCCGCCCGCAGCCTCCGCCGCGGGCAGCGCCGCGCGCTCCGCCGCCACCGACTCCGGCACCAACAGGCCCGAGTTGACGCGCGCGAACCCCGGCGTCAGCAGCGCAGCCTCCTCAGCACCCGTCGCCGACGCCGCAGTCGCCGCAGGCATCGCCGACGTCCGCGCGACCGTCGCATCAGTCGCCGCCGTCTCCTCAGCCGTCGCCGCCACCCCGGCCGGAGTGAACGGCACGCCGCCCGGGCCCGCGACCACCATCACCGCCAGTGGATTCTCGATCGACCCCGGCCCGACGAACGACTTGTAACCCCACCCGAGCGCCGACGTCCCCGCCGACGTCCCCGCCGCCGCCGTGGCCGCCCCGCCGCCGCCAGCGTAGGCATCGAGCTTGTTCGCCATCTGGAAGGGGAAGCTCGCGACGCTCTTGCCGAACTCCGCGAAGGTCTTGACCGCCCCACCGATCCGGCGCGCCACGTTCACCCCGAGCGCCACGACGCTCGCGACCAGCACCCCACCGATCACGGCCGCCAGCGCCTCCGCCGCGGTCTTGTTCTCCGTGAACCAGTGAAACACCTCCTTCCCGTCGTCGATGACCTTCTCGACCTCCGGGATCAAAACGTCGCCGAGCCGGACGCCCAGCGACTCCGCGGCCCCCTCGAACTGATGGAACTGCACGCCCAGGGTGCCGTACGCCTTCGTGACGTCGGTATTGAATCGGCTCGCGGTCTGCCCGAGCTGCTCGTACTTGCCCTGGAGCTTGTCCTGAGACTGGAAGAGGTTCTCGACGATCGTCGCGCCGCGAATGCCGCCGAAGGACCGCGAGATCACCGCCGCCGCGCCGCTCGCCGACAACCCCGACGCCTCCATGTGCTTCTGCAAATCGCGCAGCGCCACGAGCACGCCATCCGGCTTGCGCAGATCGTCAGCGACCCGCGTCGTCGACACGCCCGCCTTCTCCAGCAGCGCCGACATCTGCGCGCTCGCCGAGAGCGCCTGCGTCGGCGTCAGCCCGATCTGCTCCAAGATCCCGGCCGCCATCTTCGGCGGCGCCGCCATCTCCACGAGCGCCGTGCGCAGCAGCGTCGCCGCGCGCTGCGCAGGCTGCCCCTTGTCGGTCAGCACGTCGAGCGCCGCGCCGACGCTCTGCATCGAGATGCCGAAGTTCCGCGCCGTCGGCACGATCCCGGTCGAGAGCGCATTCATCAAATCCTGCATGTGCATGTCGCCAGCGCCGACGATCGCGTTGAGCATCGCCATGCTCTTGTGCGCTTGCGGGATCGTGGTCTGCCCGAGCGCGTTCATCAACGACGACAGCACGTAGGTGGTCTGCGTCAGATTCGAGCCGCCGACGGTCGCGCCCTCAGCTGCGATCCGCAAGATCCCCAGCTCCGTTCGCGCCCGCCCAACGGACGGGATCAGGTTGTTCATCGACGAGACGATGTGATACATGCCGCCCGCCAGTTCGTCCGGCGTCTGGCCGACCGCCCCCGCCATGTCGAGAATGCCCTTGCGCAGCTTGTCGGTCGCGGCCACCCCGACGTTCGCCTGAGTCTCGAACTGCGTCGTCATGCTCTGAAACTTCGTCGCGAGATCCACCCCGGCCGCAGCGACGCCAACCATCGTCGCGATCGTCGCCTTCCCGGTCGTGACCATCGCGCTGCCGCTATCAGCCCACGCCTTAGTCACCCGCCCCGCCGCGGCCTCGTGAGTCGCCGCAGCCCGAGTCGCCGTCGCCGCGCTCGCGCCAGCCGCGGCATCCATCTCCCCGAACGCCACAGCGCCCTTCCGCGTCCCGGCCGACACCTGAGCCATCGACTCGTCGGCCGTGACGCCCAGCACCTTGAGCCGCTCTTCCGTCTTGTCGGCGGCCGCGTTGATCTCGCCCAGCAGCTCGGGAGCGTTCGAGACAAGCTCGAAGGTGCCCGTGATCACCGCAGTCATCCGGCGCCCCCTACGGCCGCGGCATAGCCCCTCTCGCGTGCGGCGAGCGCTCCAGCGGCGTCACGTCCACCTCGACCAGCTCCTCGTCGCGCAGCCCCGCGTAGCGGCCGCACGCATACATGAAATGGCGATAGGCAGGCAGCCGGGGGAACTGCGGCGGCAGTTCCGGATGACCGATCGGCCGGAGATCCGCCCCGAGCCCGTTGAAGACCCGAAACGGCTCCAGCCAATCGCCCCCGCCCGTACGCCAGACGTGGTACGCCAGCCACGCCTCGCGACGGGCCCCGATCAGGACTTTCCCGCACTGACCTCCCTGATCGCGCTCTCGTTGATCGCCAGACGCGACAGGCGCAGGATCTCCGTTTCGAGCTGCAAGATCACGCCCGGGTTCTTGCGAAAGAAGTCGCGCAACATCTGCGCCGTATCAGCCGGACGCACGTCGCTGTCGATGCCCATACGAACCTCGCCCAGGTCCGGCTTGACGATCCCGTACGCGCACACGTAGCTCGCGCGCTTGAGCGCCTCCAGCTCGTCGACGCCGCGCTCGCGCTTCACGCCGAGCTTCTGCGCCGCCTGCCACTGATCCCACGTGATCGGCGCACACTTGATCCGCCACAGCTCCGCATCGGTGCCGGTCGGGCCGATCTCGACGTCGAACTCCTTCTCGTCCTGCGGCGTCTCGCCCGGCCGCGCACGCCGATCGCCGAGAAAGTACGCCGTCAGCGCATCCTGCTCAACGGCCCCGAGCTTCTCGCCGTCAGCCGCCCGGCCGATCAGCTCGTCATCGGTAGACCGCGGACGCTCCTCGCCGCGCTCGGAACCCTCTAGGGCAGCGGAGAGCCCGCTGCGATCATCTGCCTGCTCTTCTGACATGACTCCTCCGAGTCTCGTTGGCTACGAAGGTGAGGTGCCCCACCATCGCCAGCGCCGTCCCGTGGATCGGCGCCCGCGAGCGGGTCGGTTGCCTCGTGGTTCTCGGGCAGGAGCCCAAGAAGACTGTCGTAGAAGTGATGCGACACCTGCCGCAACCACGACTCAAACTGATCGGCCTCGATCGAGTACTCGACCTCAAGCGCCGCGAGCTTCGCCAGCAGAGCGTCCCGCCCATGCGAAGGCTTCGACGCGATCTCGCGCTTGATCTCCAGCAGCACCCGCTCGACATCGACGAGCACCCGGCTCGCCCTTCCTACTGCGTCGGCGAGTCGAGGTAGGTGATCAGCGGCAGACCCGTCGTCGGGTCGACCTGCTGTCCCTGAATCTCGTACAGGTAGATCGGCGTCTCGTCTTCCCAGCGGAAGTCGTACGTCCGCGACTCCAGATCGTTCGCCGTCTGGAAGCCCAGCGGCAAGTTGAAGAGACGGCACCCGTCGAGCTGCCACGCCTCGATGCCGAGCGCACCCGGATCGTCGAGGTAGACCTGCATCGAGAACGTCCGATTGAACGGCGTCCCGGCGTCGCGCATCTTCCGCAGCGTCGCAAGGTCCGTCCCAATGAAGCCGTAGATGTCGTTCTCCCAGCGGCCGTCGATCTTCTGGATCGTGAGCTGCCCGCCGGTACGCGTGATCATGCCGTCCTTCACGCCGTTACGGTTCGTCCCGGCCAGCGGCACGTCGACCTGAGCGATCGTCACGGTCGCGGTCACGCCCGTGACCTCCATGAGCTGAACGCCGTCGCGCCACGCCTCGCCGTACTTGCCGGAGATCCGGTAGGAGCCCTGATTGATCACGCTCGAAGCTGCCATCAGACCGCCACCGCAATCGAGTTGAAGACCTGGCGCAGCGACGGCGAGAACCGGAAGCCGTACTTGATCGCCACGAAGTCCTGATCATCGCTCGGCGGCCCAAACGTGCTCGTGTCGATCACGACCGTCGGGTTCGCCTGAATGATGCCCGCGCTCGCACGCTGCCCCGCGAGCTTGCGGCCCTCACCGATCAGGAAGTCGCGCGTGCGATCGTTCACGTTCAGATCGCCGATGTTGCCGTCGGACTCCTCCAGGAGCGCCTGTAGGTCGCTCTCGAAGCCCGCCATGATCATCAGGTACTTCACGACGCCGTAGACGTTCGTGCCGTTGAAGAGCGACGGATTGCGCGGATCGAGAGCGCCCGTCGGCTGCGTGAACGTCGTGCAGCCCTGAGCGATCCTCACGGGCGCGTCCTGACGGCCATCGGCCGAGAACACCGTGAGCCCGAAGCTCGGCGCCTGCTGCTGATCGGACGGCTGCGGAGCGTCGCTCTTGAGCTTGACCCCCGCGAAGCGCGCCATGATCAGGTCCGCCTTCTCGCCGCGAGCAGCGATCACGCCCGCGACACGCGGCGCGAACTGCGCCGTCGAAAGATCGACCGGGATCCCCGGAGTGATGTTGCCGACATCGGTGATCGTGCCGACGCCGATGCGAACCACGAACGGATCGTTGAGCCCCGACGCCGCCGTCTCGGCCGTGTTGACCGACTCGCCGAGAGCGCCGCCCAAGACCAGCTCGCAGCGCAGCCCGGACGTGTTCTGCGTGTCGACCCACGCCTGCACCGACGCCGCGATCGACGGGTCGCTCAGGTTCGCGAACGCGAGCACCCGAAACTCCTGATTGGCCAGCGCCGCCAGAGCGCTCGTGTAGTCGCCCGCGATGTAGGTCGTCCCGTCGTTGCCGCCCGAGAGCGCAGCGGCCGAGACGTTCGCGAGCGCCACGCCGTCGATCGTCAGCGACGCCGACACATAGGCCGACACCGCGTTGATCTGAGCGACGAGCGAGCTGATCGACGTCGACGTGTAGGTGTACTTCTCGACGACAGCGCCGCCGAGCAGCACGAGAAGCTGAGAGGTGCCGCCGACCGCACCGGCCTGCACCGTGAGCGTCAGCGAGTTGCCGAGCGTGCCCGGATAGCGCGCGGTCAGCGCGATCGCGGCCGCCGGGGTCGCATTCTGGAGCGAGTGCGCCGCCGAAGCGATCGCGCTCGACAGACCCATGCGCACGGCGAGCACGGCGCTCGCTCCGCCCTTGCCCGAGACGCCCTCGCCGACGAAAGCCTGTAGCACCGCGCGACGCAGCTCCGTGTCCCCGGAGCCGAACTTCGCGACGAAGTCGTCGTAGCTGTCGCACAGCGTCGCCTCGTCGTAGGGGCCCCAATCATGCAGGCCCGCGACTGCGACGATGCCGCCCGGGCTCGGCGCGATGTTCGGCGCCGACTGAGCGACGAAGTCGGTGTACTCGCCCGGCAGCACCGGACGCGCGCCCTGAGTGAACGTGCCCGCCATCAGACAGACGCCTTCTCGGCAGAGCCGGTCGGGTTGTCGACCTTCACCGGAGTATCGAGCCACTTCTTGACGCGGCCCGCGATGTAGGAGCGACTCACGCTGCGCAGCTTGGCGTCGGGATTCGCGCGGAGCTTGAGCCAATCGTCGTAGAACGCGCCGACGAGCACGTGATGCCCGAAGCGCGTGATCTCCGGGCCCTCCGACCCGAGAACGCGACGAAGCTCGAACTGCTCCTCGTCCGCACTCGCGTCAGCCTGCGGCTCGTCGCGATCCTCGTGCTCCGTCTCCGTCTCGTCGCGCTCTTCATCGTCGCGCTCGACGTCATCGGATGGCTTGACTCGCGGGGCGGGCATGACTCCATCTCAGGATAGCCGCGCTCCGAGAACCAAAGTCAATGTCGCCCTAGCGGTCGAATATCTCCGCCGCGACCGGCGTCGCCTTGATCCCCGACAGCACCGTCGACCCGCGATCAGCGACCGCCCCCGCGCGAAACCACGCCAGCCGCATATCGGCCGCGACCGTCATCAGCCGCGGGTTCACATCGTCAGGGATCGAGCGCGTCGCCCAAGACGTGATCGTCGCGACGTCCGGCGCGTTGCGCGGCGGGTTGTCCTCGCCGGTCGTGTCGTTCACAAAGTCCCACAGCGGGATCACGCCGCCGCGACGCACGACCGGCGGCTGCACGAGCACCCCCGCACGAAGGCCAGCGAACAGCACCTCCTCAAGCTCCGCCGCCACCTGCTCGACCTCGGCGCGCGAGCGGCCCTCCGCCGGGTACAGATGCACCGTCGCCGCGAGCTGCTTGCGCAGCGAATGCTCCCCGTAGCTGCCGATCGTCATGCTCGGCCCGTTCTGCGTCACGAGCGCGTACGGCCGCTCCGGCGTCGCGTTCTCAAGCGTCACCCGAATATCCCACGGGGCGCCCAGCATCAGCGCCGCATAGCGCTGCACCGACTTGATGACGTCCCAATCCGTCCTCACGCCTCAGCCCCCACAAGCTCCTCCGCGCCGACCTCTTCGCCAGCGACCGCCTCGACCGCGCCACCCGCAGCCCACGCGTCGAGGATGCCACGCCCGATCATCGGCCACTCGCTATCGGTGATCAGCGTCCCGATCGCGAACATATGCTGCCCGTGCGTGCCCGGATGAAAGACGCTGTCGCGGAACACGAGTGCGCCCTTGTAGGGGAACCGCAGCTGCATCGCATAGCGCGGGTAGATGTAGTGAGCCGTCGTGTCCCACTCGACGTACTCCGCGATCGGATCGTCCGTCGCCGCGGTCACCTCCCAGCCCTTCGGCGTCCGCAACACCGGCAGCCTGTAGATCGACTTGCGAAGCGTCCCCGGCTTGCGGACCTGCACATAGCCCGGAACGTCGATCACCGGCCCGACCGGCGTGTTCTGCCTGATGTTCAGCCACAGCCGATCGCCCACCGCGTCCGTGATCGCATGCCCGACCGCCAGCGTGCGCTCCGTCGGAACGAGCATCGACAGCGCCCCCGACTGCTTGTAGGCCATCAGCCGTTCGCCGCCTCTTCGACGAGCACGCCGAAGCCGTACCAGCCGATGATGTAGACGCCGTTGTTCAGCAGTTCCGGCTGCCCGTCGACGTCGATCGTCGGCGAGCCCAGCGGGCCCGCGTCGATGAAGCGAATGCGGTCCGACGGGCCGATCGTCACCGGGTTGCCCTCGACGTCGACGGGCTGCGCGAGAAACTCGTAGCGCACCGTCACCTCGCGCGCCGTGTCCCCCGCAGCGTTGCCCGCATCCGCCCGCGGCCGCGTCGGCGCCGGGAACATCAGCCGGGCCGCGAACTGCGGGCCCAGCACCTCGCTCAGCTCGCCGTAGGACCCCTGCGGCGAGCGCACCAGCGACCGCGACCGCTCGACGAGCTGCGCGACGTGGATCGTCGCCGACTCCATCGGCATGCGCTCACCTCGCCTTCACGCTCGCCGGGACCGGATGGCAGACCATGCACACCGGCCTACCCGTCCACGGATGCGCCACATGACGCCCAGCATGCTTGAGCGGCCACGAGCAATCCGCCCGCGGCTCACTCTCCCCAGCCACCCGCGCTCCCCGGCCACAGCATGTCGCCGCCCATCCCGGGCGGCCCGAAGCCGGGCAGCGAGCCGGGCAGAGCCCCCGGCATGTCCCACGTGTCGCGGAAGTCCTGCTCGACCATCATGCTCGCGGGCATCGGCGATCCGAGCCGCATCATCCAGTAGTCGAACTGCTCGGCCGTCAGCAGCAGCCACAGCAGATCCGACAGCTCCGTCCACGAGTTGATCTGAGGATTGCTCACCGACCCGCGCGAGCGAAGCACCGTCTGCGGATCGCGACGCACCTCCGCGTAGGAGCCCGCCTTGAAGCTCTGGAGGTAGTCCTGCGACACGACGGCCGTCATGTATCCGGCGCTCTCGTGCACGGCCTCCTGCACCGCCCGAAGGATCACCGCACGCCACCCCACGATCCCCAGGTCAAGCTCCGCGCCGTAGCTGTCGAGCGCGAGGATCGGATCGAGCCCCTCGAACACCTCGACCGCCCAATCCGTCGGCTGCACGTTCGGCAACGTCGAGTCGATCGTGCGACCCGTCGTCGCCTCCACATAGCCGATCGCCGACGCCGCGAAGCTATCGAGCGGGTCGGGATCTCCACCCGCGGGCGCCGGAAACCCGAGGTTCGCTAGAAACTGCGCCGGGATGCGCGACCTGATGTCGACGCCCGCCGGAGGCAACGTGTAGGTGAACGCCACTCAGCCCATCCTACCCGCGCCCACGACCGCCCCTAGATGCACGAAGCGCCCCGTGAGGGGCGCTTCGCAGCTCAGGCGGACAGAGCGTGTGGCGGGGGAGAAGATCAGTCGTCGGCGCCGTCGCCGTCATCGGCGGCCGGAGCCTTGCGCGTGCGGCGCGTGCTCGTGTGCGCCTCGCTCTCGCGCTGCGCGTCCGCGCGATCCGCAAGACGCTGCCCCATCTCGCTCTCAGCGAACGCCTCGGCCTCGCTGACGTGCTGCTTGGACTTGCCCGACCCCTTGAGATCGGAGAACGGGAACGCGCCCTTGTAGGCAGCCCCGCGGGCATCCTCGGCGACGTACACGACCCACGCATCGGCGAGCGTGCGGCCGCGAATCGCGGCGGCAACGACCTCGTGCTCTTCGAGCCCGGCGACCTTCGCGACCTTCGCGAGATCGAGCTTCGGCGACTCCTCGATCTCGTGCTCGGCGCCCGAGTTGACCGCCTGCGCACGCAGACGAGCGTGATGCGGAAGATGCGTGGCCTTGAGCAGCGGCCCCGGCCGCGAGTCGTAGACCGCGTTGATCAGATCGCCAGCGACGCTCGCGGTGCCACCGGCACCGACGATGTCCGCGATCCGCGGGCTGACTTCTGCCGTCTCGGCCATTTAGGCCACCACCGATCGGTAGGTTCCGCGCGGGTCGACCGGCGCAGAGCCGAAGTCGAACTCCGTGATGTACTCCAGCGCCCGCAGATCCCACGAGTACGGGTCGCTGTCCGGGCCGACGATCGAGCGGATCTCGGGATTGCGCATCCCGAGGAAAGGCGTCTCGTCGCCGTCGAGGAAGCTGATCGTGAACGCCGGGATCTGCGACGGATCCGCGAACAGATACCAGTCGTTCGGGTCCGGCAGGAAGTTGTCGACCACCACGCCCCCGGGCAGCAGCCCGGAGTCGGCTAGCGGGTTCACGTTGCCCGCGGCCATCTGCCCCGCCGCCATGTCGGTGGTATCGGTGCGGATGCCCGTGATCTGCGAGTTCAGGATGCGACGCGCGATCGCGGCCATGCGGTCGTTCTGCACGACCAGCACGCTCGCCTTCGACACGATCGGCCGGTTCAGGTCATCGCGCTGCGTCTGGAGCCACACGATCCCGTCCAGCAGCGAGTCCTCAGACAGCGCCGCCGTAGCCGAGTTGCCGACCACGCCGCCGTTCGTCGGCCGCGAGCTGGAGTACACCGGGTTGCCGTCGGGCGCCGTCGGGTTCGCGACGATCAGAGCGATCACGGCCTGCTGGATGAACACCCCAGCGGAGTAGCCCATCTCGTCAGGCGTCCGCGACAGGATCTCGTTCGTGTCGTCGTTGCGAAGCGCCTGCCGCGTGATCTTGTACTCCGCGCCATAGGTGTCGACCATGATCGACGCCTCCGGGCGGAACGTCCAGCGCATCCCGGGACGCGTCCCAAGCTCGCCGACGTAGCCGATGCCGGTCATACCGGCGAAGCCCTTGATGCGCTTCTCGCGGAAGTCCTGCGCCGAGTCCTTCGCGGCGTAGCGCTTCCACTGGAAGGCCGCGCGCTCATACCCGGCGTAGAACGCGATGCGCACCGTGCCGTAAAGGAAGCTCGCGAAGTCGGCGCGCGTGTCCGGCGACGCCTCCTCCAGCAGCATCAGCGCAAGACGCTGATCCTCGTCGAGGTTCTCGGACGCCAGCGTCGCACCGGCCTCCTGTAGCTCGATGCACGTGTCGCGCCAGTCCTCGTACATATCGAAGGTGCGGAGCGGCTTGCCCCATCGGCCGTAGTCGCGCATCAGAGCGTGTCCTTCGCGTCGAGGTTGACCCACATCAGGCCCGTCGGGCAGCCGTAGGTTCCGGGAAGCGCCACGATGCGGCCGACCTTGACCTGCCCGGTCGACGGTGCGCCAAGACCAACGACGCCCGTGGCCGTCGTGATGTAGACCTCTTCGCCGAACGTTGCGCCGCCGATCGCGGCCACCTCGACGACGCCGGTCGTGATCAGGAAGAACGGCTCGCTGACGGCGATGACGTTGATGTTCGCGCGAGCGGTCGCGATCGTGTAGCCCTGCTGCTTGACAGCAGTGCCGACGTACCCGCCCTCATAGGTCAGATCGCCGTGGCTGCATGACCGGGTGGCAGCGGGGACGTGTACCCCGCGGCTGGAGACGTTCAGCGGCATTACTCAGCGCCTCCCCGCGCCGGAGCGGGCTCACCCGTCAGGCGCTTCGTGTCGACTCCGGCAGACCGCAGGCCAGTCGCGAAGCTCGCGCGACCGCGGGAACGAGTTCCGTGCGCCGGAGGAGTTCCCCCGTCGCCCGTGGTGGCCGCACCCTGCCCGCGCACGCGGGTGGGCTGCGCCTCCGCGAGCTTCAAGCGCTCGCGTGCGATGTCGGCGTCCAGAGCCTCCTGGAGCACCTTGAGCGCAGGCTTCGTGACCGCACCCTCGCCGTCGCGCTCGGCGACGACATCGAGAGCGGCGCTCGGACGCGCCTCGCCCGACTCCTCGATCGAGAGCCGGTAGCGAAGGTTCAGATCGTCCTGGAAGGTGGGCGGCAGCTTCGACTCCGAGATGACGCGCTTGGCCTCGGCGTGCAGGTCACGAATCTCGACCTGACGACGCGACTCCGAGCGGATCTCCGTCTCCAGCGACTCGCGGATCTCGGCGGTCTGCGCCTTCACCTTCGTCTCGACGATCGTGTCGATGGCAGTCGCGAACTCCGTGGACGCGAGTGCCTCTTCGAGCGTGATGGGCTTGGCGTCGTCGGTCACGAGTGGCTCCGGTTCAGGCGGCTCAGGGGGAGCTGCGGCTTCGAGCAGATGCGGCCGATGCTCACGGAGGTGAAAGACGAGATCATCGTCTCCCAGCCCCGACAACGTGCGCTCTGCATCACCATGTTCACGATCATAGTCGGCCTCTGCGAGTGCAAGTACATGCCCGCCCGCTCCGGCGCGCGTCACGAAGTCGACGCTCGACTCGTCCGCGCCATCGAAGCCCTCGACCAGCTCGGACGGCTTGCCGCGGTAGTTCGCGCGGCGCACCCCGGTCGCGAAAGTGCGGACGCTCAGCTTCACCGCGTTGGGCACCGCCTCGATCAGCTCGCGCATCTCGCGCGTCGGCATAGCGCGGCCGATGACCGCGCCCTTCTCGTGGCCAAGCTCCGTGTCCTGCGGCGTCTCGAAGTCCGGATCCCAGCTCGTCTCGCGGATCTCGCCGCGCAGATCGCCGGTCGGTCGCGGCAGCCCGCCGCGCAGCTTCTTGATCGCCGGGCTCTCGTGGTTGTCGAACATCGGCAACCCCTTGAAGAACGAGTGCTGCGACTCCAGCAGCTCGCGAGGATAGACGCGCTTCCCGCGGCCGCGCGCCTGCCCCGGCCGGATCAGCACCACGTTCACGGTGCCGTCCTCGTTGAACGGGCCGCCGCCGTCCGTGCTCTCCTGGAGCAGCAGGGGGATCGTCTCAACGACGTCCGGCGTGCGAGTTCCGGTCACACGGTCAGGATAGCCGCGCCAGCCGGACGTTCATCAATCAGTGCTTTGCGTGCCCGTTCGTCGCCTTGTCGCGATCGGCGCGCCACAGCTCGATGATCTCCCGCCGCGCCTGCGGGTCACCGCGCAGCTCCGGCGCCGACGCGTCAACCCACGGCGGCAGCGGAGCGTTCGTCTTGTGGCGCCCGCGCGCCACGTAGTCGAGGTTCCGCCACATCTGCATCAGGAACCCCGCGGCGATCGAGCACGCCATGCCGAACGCAGCGAGCGCCAGCACGGCGAGCACGATCAGAAGCAGCAGCGCGATCATCAGAACGGCAGATCGTCGGCGTGGTCGACGATCGCGACGGCCGGGCGAATCACACGCACGAGCTTGTAGTCAGCGACCACCGCGCGAGCCTCGCGAATGCCCTCCGGCTCCGGGCCCTGCTCCCAGCTATGAACGGCCATCGCGTCGTACGGGTCGAAGCCCATCGACACCGCGCCCATGCCCACCTCGGCCGCGATCTCGCTCGCCTGCTCCTCCCACTCCTCGATCGTGGTGAAGGCTTCATCTACGGTCATCGTCTGCTCCTGTCGGTCGGTTCGGGTTGCGCCGCAAACTGTAGCACAACGCGAACCGCCTATGCGTCCCCGTACGTCGACAGCACATACTCGGAGACTTCCCCCCAATTCTCAGTCGCGAGCGTCAACACCGTCCGCTGCTCCTCCTCCTCCTGCACCTTCTCCTGCCACTGATGCCCGTCACGCAGCAGCCCGATCTCAGTACGGATCAACCGGACTAGCGTCTGCGGGTCGAGCGCGTCCAGCTCCCATGAGCTGCTCCCGTAGCGCTTCACGTAGCCGTGGCCGCGCGAGTCCGACAGCTTCGCCGGGTTCGGCGGAGGGTTGTGCTCCTGGATCTGCTCCCAGGTCAACGCGATGCGCTTCACCTCCAGCTTCTCCCACAGCTCCGCCTTCATCGTGTCGACGTCGTCGCCGAGATCGCACAGATCCAAGTCGACCGACAGGAACCGCGCGAGCCGATCTTCGATGTCGCGGGTCATGTCGATGCCCGACGGATCGTGGTCCCCGAGATGCAAGATCACGCACCGCTTGCCCTGCTCGATCTTCCCGCGCAACCGCTGCGCCGAAGACCAAATCTCCGATAGCGACGTGTACCCGCGGCACGACAGATAGGTGACGTCCTCGATCGGGCAGCTCCGCTCAAGCATCCCCACGAGCGCGTCCTTCTCGATCCACACCTCGACGTGAGTGTCCTGCGGCGCCCACTTGTCGATCGCGAACGCCTGCGCGGCCGCCTCGATCAGCTCCGTCGGCGAGTCCCAATGCGGCGGGCTCTCCGCCTTGCGCGTGCGGTCGACGATGTAGTCCCAATCGAGCTGCCCGGCCAGCCGCGCGTCGGCGACGATGTCGCCCAGCCACTTGTAGTTCGGCTCCGCGTTCTTCGTGCCGTTCTCGTCGCGAACCCACTTCCCCGCGGCCGTCTGCGACCACGTGCGCGCGTCCGGAAAGTAGTCGTGCGCGACGAACTGGTAGTAGAGCTGCCGCAGCGTCAAGTCGTAGCGCTGCGCCGCGAACTCCGCGCATATCTGGCGGGCCCGAGCGATCACCCGCCGCGCCTCCGGCGGGAACGACTTCGACACGTACTGAATCTCAGGCATCACTACCTCCTCGCAGCTCGGCCGCCTTCGCCAAGTAGACCGCGGCCTCCTCCGGCGTGCGGCCCGCGACATTCTCCAGCGCCGCGATGCGACGCTCCCGCGGGAACCGCGCCAGCAGCGCGCTCACGTGATCGCGCAGATGCTCAAGCTGCCAGACGATCTCCTCCTCGTAGGCTTCGCGCGCCAGCGACGAGAACTCCGAGCCCTCCTCGAACAGAAGGTGCGCGAGCCGCATGATCGCTAGCGGAGCGTCTTCGAGCGCCTTCTGCGCGAGCCTCCAGCGTTCCGGCACCGGCTTCGTCGACCACGAGCCCGCACGCACCCGGCCGACGCCTTGGACGTAGGTCATCTTCGGCATCAGCGCCACAACCTTCGCCACACGCCGACCTTGCCGAGCCCGCGCCCCACCGCGATGTTCTTCGCGCGCCGCGGCACGTTGCCCGTCCTGATCGCCCTGCCGGTCGCGCTCGCGCGCGCCGCCCGGTACAGCGTCCCCGTCACCGTGAACTTGCCCATCACTGCACCTTCCTTTCAGCCGCGCGGCGGGCTGCCTGCCAGATCCGCGCGTCCATGTCGTAGGTTCGTCCGTCGTTGCGCACGCCGTCCAGCGCGCCCGGCCAAAGCTCTCTCGCGGCCCGCAGCAGCGTCACCCTGAACTGCGTGCCGTGGTGCTCGTGGTAGTTGCAGATCACATGGACCAGCTCGTGCAGGATCAGCTCTTGCGCGCGCTCCAGCGGCACCGTCGGCCCGAACCGCAGCACCATCCGGTCGTACCACCACGCCCGCCCCGAGCACCCGCTGCCGATCGCCTTCGAGCGGATGATCTTCACCTCGGGCCGCCATGACGGCGGCTCCGGGTTGACCAGCTCGTCGCGCGTCGCGGCCCACCGCTCGCGGATCTCCGGCAGCCGCATGCACCGCTCGATGAACGCGAAGACGTCCAGCTCGACGCGCTCGCCATCGGCCGCGACAGCCCACACGATCCATCGCTCGCGCTCGCGCTGACGTGCCGCCTTCTCCGCCGTCGCGCGCTTCTCGCTGCTGCGCAGCGCCGACGCGGCGCGCTTGCGCTCAAGCGACGGCGCCGTGCGCTTCACTAGACGGCCCTCCGCCTGCGAGCACGGCAAGCAGTAGCGCACCACCGCATCGGCGCGCGGACGCGTCGAGCCGAGCACACCCGGATGCTTGCCGTTCGGGCACTCCCACCGCACGCTCACGTGACCGGCCCTCCCGCCTCGCGCGAGAACGACGCGAGCACGCGCGGCAGAAGCACCGTCTCCTCCGTCGCCTCGATCGTGAAGTCAGCCACGCCGCGCAGGCGTAGCTCCATCGCCAGCTTCTCGGCGATCACGGCAACGGCGCCCGCCGCCTCCTGCTCGCCGTCGTCCGCCTCCGTAGCGCGGACCTCAATCGTGTACTTCGCTGTCGCCATCGTTCACTCCTTCGTTCGGGTTGCGCTACACAGTGTAGCAGTCCCCGTTACGGAGTGTCGCGCGACTAGGTCAGCGGATGGCCTTGATGATCCACACGAACAGCGCCACCGCTGCCAGTGCGAGCACCGCGATCAGGAGATCCCCCGCGACGGTCCCGAGCGCCAACATCAGGTCACGAACTCCGTGTTTGAGTTCGAGTCGAGCGCCTCAAGCGTCGGCGGATCGAGATGGCCATGCGCGCGCAACCCGACCGACCGCTGGAAGCCCTGCACCGCTCCCACCGTGCTCGCACCGTAGTGGCCGGGCGTGTCGCTGTGCGGGAACCCCTTCGCCGCGAGCTTGCGCTGAGCCGTCCGCACATGCGGGCCCGTCGACCCCGGCGGGATCGACGCAGGCTCCGCATCCGTCGGCCCGTTGTAGGCGCCCATCGCCGTCTCGCCATCGCCGCCGCCGCCCGGCAGGAACGCCTCTTCGACGACACCGCGGACCAGCGGACGATTCAACGCGCTCACGCTCTCAGCCTACTCACCGCCAACCATCCCATGTGCATCCCGCGGAATGTCATCCGAGCGCGAGCGCGAGCACGACACCCTCGTCGGGCTCCAGCTCCTCCAGATCCTCAAGCGCCGCCATCAACGAAGCGCTCACCCGCTGAAACCGCGACGGCGCACCCGACCAGCACCGCTCGAACTCGTCCTTAGTCGCCTCCAGCACCGCACGCCACTCACGCCGCTCGACCGTCGCATGCGGCCAGCTCTTCTCGCTCACCATCCGCTGCCAGCTCGCGGCCCACGCCGCCTCGAAGTCCACCTCACCCGCAGCGCGCGCCTCGCTCAGCAGCTCCCGCATCCGAACACACGGCCGCGGCTTGCGGCGGATCGTTCGACGTATTGCCTCAGCCATGCGACCTCCTCATAGGGTTGCCAACGCGCCGACGGCCGCCGACACGTAGTCCATCGTGCACCTGCAACCACCCCCGCACTGCGTCGACCCGTCACCCGGGAACGCAGGCCAATCCGCCTCAGCCATCGGCGGCTGATCGCCCATGTACTCGCAGTCACCGCAGCTCGCGTCATCGTCGGCGCAGATCCACGCCAGCAGCTTCCCGTCCGCGTTCGCTGCCTGCGCGAACCCGTGCTGCTCACCGCCCCACACCGCGAGCCCCGCGCCCATCGCCAGCCGGTAGGCGTTCGACTTCGCCCACGCCGCGACCGCCGCCGCACTCGTGCGCCCCGGATGGTCCTTCGAGCCCGGCGCCAGCTCCGGCGTCGTGTTGACCGCCGTGACCTCCCCGACCATCTTGTCGATCGACGCGTACGCCTTCCTGAGCGCCTGCGCCTTGCGATTCGGGTCAGGCTGCTTCGGAGCGACGAACTTTCGGTGTCGCGCCGCGTACACGGCTGCTACGGCCGCCTGCCCGTCCCGGCGCATGTGCTCACGCTCCTCGGGCGTGAAGTCCTCGCCGTCGTCGGGATCCGCGTCCGGCACGTACGCCGCCACCCCGCGCGCCCATGCCTCGTCGTAATAGCGATCGAGCAGCTCGCGCTGCTTGGCCGCCCAGCTCGCCAGAGCGTTCGCGGGGAGCACTCAGGCGCCCGCGTCACCCTCGTCTGATCGAGCTGCCGCCACCAATTCTCCGAGGTTGTCCCGCGTCTCTCGCAGGAACTCCGCGCTGATGCGCTCGAAGGTCGGATCGCCGGGCCGCGGCCGCAAACCGCGATACTGCGCCCGAACTGCCGCCTCTTCGATCACTGCCGCGAACTGCTCCGGCGTCACGCCGTACGCCGTCCACACGTCCTCCGCCTCCTGCACGCTCTTCCCGGCCGCAGCCGACGTCTTGAAGCTCCCATACGGGTTCGTCGCCGGATGCCGCTTGCCGTCCTGCCCGAGCGCCCCGCCCGCCGCAGCAGGCGGCACCGACGCGCCACGCCCACGACCACCCGCGGCGCCCGCCGGGCTGCCATCGGGATTCACGACCATGATCGGCGGCGTCTTCTCCGGCGGCTGATAGTTGCTCGGGAAGACCTCGTCGACGATGCGCTTCGGATCGTCGACGTCGAACCCCTGCTCCAGGATCAGCCCGAGCAGGAACCGCGACAGCGCCACGTTCTGATCAGCCGGGTCGAACGTCGCCGCGATCGTCGAGATCGCCGCCACGAGATCCGGCAGCGCACGCTGCAACGGATTCGGCATCGCGAAGCTGTAGCTCAGATCGCGCTCCATCTGATCCGTCGCCGGGTCATACGCGTCGATCTTCTCGCCCGGCGTGACCTCACCCGTCACCGGATTCGGGTCCGACGGCGCCATCCGCTCGCGCTCGTCGTCCGTCGGGTCGCGCGTCGTCGACAGCCACCCCGCATCGACCGCCCGCTTGATCGCGAGATCCGCGAGCGTGCGGAACACGCCCTCCCAAACCTCCTGCTCCTCCTCCGTCATCTTGAGCACCGGCAGCTCGACGCTCGCCGACGTCGCGAGGTTCGACTGCGACTGATCGCCGAGATAGTGCATCGGGAACGTCCCGGCCGCGATCTGCATGCGCCCCTGCGTCGCGATCGCCGCCGAGTCCGCCGCATGCGGGTCGAGCGAGAACGGCGAATAGTTGACGCCCTGATTCTCGTAGAGGATCGACGGCCCGGCCGGAGGTGGCGTCGGCATGTACTGCGCGCCCGCGTACTCCTCGACCGCGAGCTGCGTCAACGGCGACGCCCGGCGCACCGACTGGTAGCTCGCGCGCTCCATCGCCGCCCGGCCGCCACGCACGTCCGCCTTCATGTAGACCGACGCCGCCGCCTTCATCAGATCGACCGCCGAGCGCATCGTCTGCTCGTACGCGTTGAACCACCGCAGCAGCCGCTTGAAGCGCGGCGTCCCGAAGATCGCCTCGGAGTCCTTGTTCACCGCGACGTGGTACAGCTTGCCCGGCATCAGCATGCTCGCGGGCGGCGCGCCGACACCCCCGTCCTCCAGGTCGCTCGGATCGACCGCGTCGTCGAGATCCTCAGCGAAAGCGTCCAGCGCCTCGTAGTAAATCGTCCGCGGCCGCGCCGCCGCATTCGCGACGTAGCAGCCCTTCGCCCAATCCCACGTGACCTGTCGCCGCGAGCCCTTGTAGTACAGGATGCGCTGCCGCTCGTCCGGATGCCGGACGGCGTCGACGATCGTGTCATGCTCCGCCAGCGACATGCGCACCCGGCCGTCAGCGCCGTCGTCGAAGAACAGGAAATAGACGTTGGATTGCAGCGCTAGATCGACGCCCTTCTGCACGAGCGCGGCGTGCGACGTCAGGATCCGCCGGTTCTGCGGGTCGTTCCACGTCATGTCGATGATGTCCTGCACGTCGGGATCGAACGCCTGCGGCTTCGGCACGCCACGGCCGAACACGAACGCGTTCTTGAGATCGACGATCGCCCCCGCCTGCGGGTCCTCCGCCCACGCCACCCGCGACTTCTGGACGATGTTCATGCGCGCGCGCGGCGTCAGCTCATGCGGCTGCTGCCCTGCATAGTTCATGTCGCTGTAGCCGAGCCGGTTCATCTCCCGGCGCAGCGTCCCGACGTCTTCTGCGGCCTCCTCCAGCCCGACGCGCAGCTCGCTCAGCACGCCCGAGCGCGTGACCTCAAGCCCCGTGTAGCGCTCGACCGTCTCGAACGCCTTCCTGACCATCCCGCCCGAGCGCGCCATCAGACCTCGTCGCTCTCAGGCAACGGCCCGAGCAGCTCGCTACCGATCAGCTCGCGAACCCACGCCGGACGCGGCATCTGCGAGATCGCCTCGATCGCGAGATCCCACGCAGGCGTGTCGCTCTCGGAGTGCACCTTCGACTTCTTGAGCTGCGCTTCGATGTAGTCGATCACGCGGGCGATCGCCGGGTCATGCTCGCTCGTCAGCTTGATAGCGCCGCGCTCACACAACGTCGCGCGCACCCGCTTCACCTGGACCTCTAGCGCCATCAGTCGCGATTACCGACGTCGCCGTAATTCGTGTCCGTCGCGCTGATCGTCTTCGCGCCCTTCGCAAGACGTCCCTGATTGGCCTGCCACACCGGGCAGATCCGATAGCCGTCGGCGTTCATGCAATACGCCGCCAGCGTCGTCGGCTCGCGCAGGCCCGACACGAGCGCGTCGACGTGATCGCCGATGAACGCGCCGTGCGTGTTCTCGCGCTCGATCACGCCACACACGCACGACGGGCCTTCTCCTGGAGGATCGACCGGCGTGCCCGCGGGACACGCCACCGTCAGCTCAGCCACGCCCATACGGGCGATCGTACCCCGTTAGGCGGCCGGGAACTCCATGCCGTGCCGCTCCAGCACCACGCGAATGCGCTGAGCGATGCGCCTCGACTGCTCGCTGCTGTCCGCGCCGTGGAACAGCTCCCACAGCTCCATCAGCACGTCGCCCATGTCCCGAGCGGCCTCGGCGTACTCGCTGTCCGAAGGCGGCTCGGCCGCCGTGAGCTGCTCCTGCTGGAAGGCAAGCATCGACGCCTGCATCAGCTCCCGCGCCGCCGTCGCATACGCCTGCGCCTGCTCGCTGCGTTCCATCGCGGGCATCCCGGGCATCGGCGCGCCCGATGGCGGGTTGAGCGTCTCCGCCGCCTTGTCCGCGAACCCCACCGCCTGCTGCCTGAGCCCGTCGCTAATCCCGCCCACGTCGCCTCCCCTGCCGTAGTTGAATCAGCAGCGCGATCGCTGCTGGAGCCGTGAAGCCCGCCCACACCGCGACCTCGCGCCACGACACGATCGCGGCGATCAGACGGATCGCCCCCGTAGCGATGATTCGCGGGTCGCGCCAACGGGGAAGCACCGGGAGCATTGCTCCACGCCAGCGGGCCGCTCCCGGTGCCAATCCCCGAAGTAGCCGTGGACGCTGCGCGCGACGCCCGCGTAGCCATGTGTCGCGGCGCGATGCAGTCTCGCGTTCGTCACGACATAGCCCGGTTCATCGCTGCGGAGCGCCACGCTTCGGCGGCGGCTCTCAGACACGATTCGCCACCTTCGACGGATGAGCGAGCCATGCGCCACAGAGGTTGCACCACGCCTTCACGACATCAAGACGACCGCCGTCTTTGCCACCCCGATAGGCCAGCTCTGTGGCGTGGTTGTAGCGTGATGCGTGATCGCAACGCGGCCTTCCCCGACGCTTCCACTCCCGCCGGCACGCCTTGCGGTCCATCCAGATCGTCTCAACAAAGTAGTCGCCGATGCTTATGCTCTGGCGGCGGTTCTCAGCGGGCACGGTTAGCCTCCTTGGCTTCCATCTCGCGGCCGATCCGCACGCAGTCGTCGCAAAGCACGATGTCGTCGAGCGCAGTCACAAACTCCTCGTAGGACTCAAAGACGTGGTTCATCGCGACTCCTCGAATCGGCGGCGCTGCTCAGACATCATCGCCGCCCATTTCCTTGAGCCCTTGCGCGACGTGAAGCGCCAGCGTCCAGTAGTCGTCTACCTGCCCGGAGGTGGGCGGCTCATCGCTGTAGACCTTGATGGACTCCAGCGTGTCGCAGCCCGAGCACGAGCCATAGCCAACCTTGACGAACCAGTAGTCACTCGGCTGGTAGCCGGTCCCACCGATCACGAAGACGAGCGTGCCCTGATAGTCACCGTCGTCGATCTGGTGGACACGTTCGGGATCGGGTCGCTCATAATCCTCAGAGTCCGCGACGTGCTCGACGACGAGCCGAACGATGTCCTTGTACTCGTCGGGATGCTTGACCGCGAGCTTCTCGCGGATGGCCTGCTCGCTGGCCATGAAACGGTCTACAAACGGCCGAATCATCGCGTCTCCCTTCGTCTTACGAATCGGCGGCCGCTCATTGCGGATCCCCGATGCTCATAGGCCACGGCCGATGCGCGACGTTCGCCGGATGCCGTGCAGCGCAGAAATCGCACCACGGCTCACCCGTCGCGTTCTCGCCCTCGATTGGCCGAGCCCGGGCCTCGCGACGTCGATCCGCCTCACGGCGTCGAGCGCGCTCAGCCTCGATCAGCGCGAATCTAGTAGCGAGCTGCGCTGTGCGAAAGATCCCCATTACGCTCTCCTTCTCCGTGGCGCAGGATGCCCTCCATCACGTCCCCGGGAAGTGCCTCGGGTGGAAGCCCGCGAAGCTCGGCGCCGTGAACCACTCAACCCACTCGCCCGTGTGCGGCGCCTGCGCGTAACGCTGCGTCACCGGCCACTCCGGCATGCCGTGAAAGTCGAAGAAACAATGCTGCTGCACGCCCGGATCGTTGCGAACCCAAACCGTGATGTGCTCGCCCTCGCCCGCGTCGCCCCAATCGACCAGCTCCTCCGTGTCCAGCGGCCACGGCGCGGGCTTCTCGACGCCGAGCACGCCGCCCGCGTGGCTGCCCGCCGACACGAGCCCCGAGCAGTCGTAGCCGATCAAGCCCTTCGGGTTGTAGAGCGGGATGCCCTTCGTCGGCTCGAACCCCGGACCATGCCCACCGCCATACACATACGGCGTCAGCCGGTAGATCGGCGGCGTGCCCGACCTGACCGGCCCGATGATCTCCGCGACGCGGCTGTAGACGAGATGCAGCCTGCGCTTCGGAACCACGATCGACTTCGCCATCAGAGCCTCCATTGCCCGAAGCTGCCAGCGACAGCCACGTCGGTATCGAACACGCGACCGTAGCCGACCTGCCGCAGACGCGCATCCGCATGCCAGCGGCCCTCCGACCACGCCTCCGTCTGATAGCCCCACCCGACGGCCTCGTGATCGAACAGCACCGCCATCGTGTCGAACCCGCCATACGCGCCGTTCAGACGCGGCGGCGAATGCGCCTCCAGCCCATCGAAGTACGGCAGGATGATCGACGGCGCCGGAGACGTGTCGAAGTCGACCGCGAAGTAGATCGGCGCGTCGTCGGGCTGTCCCGCCTCCCCCGCGAGCCGCCGCGCGATCTCCGCGTCCTGAGCGCCCGCTGCCTCGCCGTCGCGTGCGCGCGTCCCTGAGCCCTCGTAGACGCTCACGATCGACAGCCCCGCCTCGCTGTAGGCGTGCGCGCGAGCGCGCGTCAGGCACTTGCCCGGCACCTCCGCAAGGTAGGCGATCACGAAGTCCGCGCCCGCCTCCTTGGCCTCCGCGACCGTCACGACGTAGGCGTCGATGCCGCGCGCCTGCTGCGACATGCGCGGGTCGATCTTGTGGACGCCGATCACTTGTTCACGCCCCTCTCGCGCCAGTCGCCGACGATCGCGAGCGCGTTGTTCGCGTACGCGTCGGCCGCGGCGCCCGAGCCGTTGTAGTGGTAGAACGCTGCCCACAGCGACCCCGTCTCGTGGATCAGCTCCAGAAAGAACTCGTCGCCCTCCGCGCAGTTGTGCTCGGGGATCCATGCGCCGCCGCGCCTATTCGCCGCCGCGATCAGGCTGGCGCTCGTGAGCTGCTTCGCGCCGACACCGTTGCTCACGGCGCCCTTCTCGACCTCGCTCCAGAACCACTTGAAGTTCCCGGGCGTGACCGGCCGCTCCCACAGCGTCCCGAACGGGCCGCGGTTCATCCAGCTCGACGCCGGATCGGCGCCGTAGATGTTGCGGCCACCCGATTCGAGCTGCGTCGTCGTGCACGCCACGGCCGTCTCCAGCCCGACGTAGTCAGCGGCGAACACCTCCGGCACGCCGTCGAGCAGGTAGCGCGAAACGGTCGTCGCGCGGACGATCTGATGCGGCGTCAGCTTGAGCTTCACGGTCGCGCCGTGGCGCAGCTCCGGCATCTCGTAGTCCTGCTCCGTCAGCGTCGGCTGCTCGCGCTCGGCGATCCGCGCGATGACCTTCTCGCGCAGCTCCGTGCGCTCCTCGTCGCTCGGCAGATCCTCCTGACTCTCATACTCCGGGTACTCCAGCGGCAGCAACTCCACTTCGTCAGGCATGTCCAGCTCCTCGCTCGGGTTGCGGTTGGTCCTCAAGATAGCGGCGGCCCGCATCGGTCAGCGCGTACGCCGCCCCGCTGCGCCCATCCCGACGGCCCACATGGGCGATCAGCCCGCGGCCGCGACTCAGCGACGTGAGCACCGGGATGATCTGCTGCGCCAGCCCGAACGTGCGCGACCCTCTCCCGCGACCGCCCTGCCCGCGACCGCCTTGGATTATGCGCGCGCCGATCGCGTGCCCGATCTCGTTCGGCGTCATCGGGTAGCTGCTCGTGCGGCGCGCGCGGTCGAGCCCCTTGAGCACCTTGAGCTGTAGATCGGTCAGCGGCCGATCACTCGTCATAGCCGCTCGCGTTCCGGTACGCGTCGAGCGCGAGCCCGTCGGCCTGATCGCCGAGCCGCATGTGCTCCATCGCGTGCGCGACCGACGCCGCGGTGCTGTCGCCGAGATAGTCGCTTGACTGCGGGAACGGCGGAGGGTTCGGCAGCCACGCCCGCTCGACGTCTTCGAGGATCCGCCAGCGACCGTGACGGTCGTAGTACTCCACGCCATCCTTCGAGATCCGCAGCATCACGTGCGCCGTCGCCGTGCCATCCGGCTCGGCGTGCATCAGCGTGACCGCCTGCACCGTGCTCACGACTCCGCCCCCGTCTCCGGCAGCTCGACGCTTCCGCCGAAGTTCCACGCCAGCCGCACCTCGTCAGCGACATTTAGCCCCGACTGAATCACGAGCGCCTCGCCATCCGCGAATCGCAGCACAAGGCGCGGCATGACGAAATCCCCCAGCCGGAAGGTGTTGCGCTCAATCGAGACGCCGCGCTTCGCGAGCTGCTGATCGAACCACTCCGGCGAGAACTCCTCCTCCTCCTCGGGCGACTCGACGACGCCATCGGCGCTCGTGCCCGCGAAGTGCCGCGCATCGAATCTCGGCGCGCCCTCGCGGAAGACTCGCTCGGCGATCACCGCGCGCACCTTCCACGCGTCGCGATCAGAGATCAACTGCCGCACCTGCTCGGCCCCGGCCTGCCGCGTCTGCTCCCACGTCGCGCGCTCACGCTCAAGCGTCGCCCGCAGCCCGACAAGCTCGTCGTGCTGCTCCGTCAGCGTCGACTGCTCGCGCTCGGCGAGCAAAAACACTTCGAGCCCCGCCGGAGAAACTTCGAGCACCTCGACCGCGTACTCAAGCGCCGCGTCCTGCGTCTCGAAACCGTCGATCGGCTGCCGCAGCAGCGATCCCCTATGTCCCGTCAGTCGCGGCTGCCTCGCCACGTACCAGCGGCCCGGAGTGAACAGCATCGCCATCGTCGCCTCCTGTAGTCGGGTTGCGCGACAGAATGTATCAGAGCGCTAGGAGATCAGCGAGCGTCGCCGTCTTCGGCGAGATCGGCACGCTGCACACCCTCAGACACGCCGCCACGACCTCCGCCGGAGCGAACCCGTCCGTGCCGCGACCCGCCGCCATGCGCGCGCACACGCGCAGCATCTCCAGCTCCTCCAGCGGCCTCACGAGCGTCTCCGCGTGCTCCGCCGCCATCCTGCGGTGCTGCACGTTGTCGAGCACCGTCACGACCATGCGCCTGCACTCGTGGAACTCGCCGACGTGCCCGACCTTCACGCCCTCGCGCGTCGCGTGCACGAGCTGCCCGCGCGTCCCGGTGAAGACCGCCGCGTGGTTCCACTCCAGCCCGCGAGCACCGAACAGCCAATTGCCGAACACCGCGCTGTCGGCGAAGAGATCCCGCGGCCGCTTCACGAGCACGAAGTCGCCCGGCCGCGTCTCGAACAGCGGCTCGCCCGGTTCGAGCGTGACGCGGTGCGCGCCGACTGAGTGTGTGCGGTCACCCAGCCGACGCATCACCGTCACCATCGGAGAATTGTCGAGCGCAGCCCGCCGACACCGGGAGCCTACCTAACCCTAAAAGCCGAGAACGTCGAACTCGCGCGGCAGCGTCGCCACGAGCGGCTGCGCATCGTCGTCGATGCCGCGGCCCGAGTAGCGATACGTCGTCTTCGCGACCATGCTCACCACCGGGAGGTCAGTGAAATACTCGCCCGGCGCCGCGCGCGTGATGTCACCGCCAGTCAGCGTCGACGGCTCACCCCACTGCCCCGCGACCGTCGCCGTCTTGAAGTCGAAGAACGCGATCGCCGCGTCCACGCCGACGCCCTCCGGCAAGCCCTGCCCCGCAAGGAACGCCCCATCCTCCGTCGGCGTCAGCTTGCGGGAGGTGAACCCAAAGCGGCACCGGACGCGGTTACCCGACTGGTACGGGCCGCCACTCACTCCGCATCACCGACCGCGTCCGCATAGACAAGCTCGTCACCGGCCAGAGAGTACACCGCGAGCCCGTCGCCGACGGCCGCCCAGCAGACGAGATCATCGCCAGCGGTCGACGATGCGCCCTTGCCCGGCTCGAACGCGACGAAGACACCGCCCGCGCTGTAGACGTAGACCGCGCTCGCCGCGTCCGGGTAGAACGCCCGGCCGCCTCCGCTCGACGTGTATGCATAGACGGCGCTCGGCGAATCGGCCACGACCACGCCGCCAGCGCCGCCGCTGACATAGTCGTACGTGACTGATGCCTGATCGGCCACGACCACGCTAGCCCCAGCGCTCGACATGTAGCCATAGACCGTGCGCCCAGCACCCGCGATCCGCGTCTCCGCGTCCACAGACGCCGCGTAGGCGTACGTGACGATCCCGGCGCCACCGACGCTCACCGCTCCGGCCGCGTGCGTCGAATAGTCGTATATGACTGACGCCGCGCCGGTCACGATGACCTTCCCCGCAAGCGACGCCGAGTAGCCATAAACGATGCTCGCCCCGCCTGCCGCGCCCACCGATCCCGTCGCGCTCGCGGAGTAGGAGTAGACCGTCTCGCCAGCCGCACTCACGCCCACGACCCCAGCGACGCTCGCCGCGTAGCCGTAGACCGTCGCCGCGGAGCCCGGGACCTGGACCATCCCGAGCGCGCTCCCCTCATAGACGTAGACGACGCTCGACTCCACGCCGTCGATCACCAGTCCGCCCGACTGCGCCACGTAGCTGTAGACGCTCGACGCCGCCGCCGGGACGATCACGCCGCCGCCGAGCTGCCCCGTGTAGCCGTAGGTCACGATCGCACCGCCCGGCACCGTGACCGACCCCGGAGCGGTCGAGGAG